CTCTTCGTGTCCCTTCTTCTCAGGACGCTTAAGGTGAGACACTACGAACATGGTAGCTCCAGTCTCTTCCACAAGGGAACGAAGGTTTGTCATGAGCTTGTCAATAGCTTTACGCTCACCGCCATCCTCATCGGCATCCATGCCAGAGACCACAATGGAGATATGGTCAAGGAAGATACGCTTGCATCCTAGGGACACAATCATGTACCTAAGTTTGCTAAGCAGATTACCTGAATCAAGAGACCCAAAGTGGTCGTACAGGAAGAAGTTTCCGTTCCCAATAGTCTCCGAAAAAGCTCGGCTTCGCTCGTCTTCATCTGCACTTTCAGGATTGAGTATGAGTCGCTTGCTGAGATGAATTGACATGAGTTCCATCCCAGTTTTGCGAGTAGATTCTTCAAGAGCAACAATTCCGCATAGTTCTCCCCTGTGAACGCCAAAGTAGTATTCGAGTTCTCTGAGAATTGTGGACTTGCCCATACCACTTCCACTTGTGAAGACATACAGTTCACCATGTCTAGCTCCTTTAGTTTTGTTCTGAAGAGCAACCCAAGGGTACTCCACAGAATCCTTAAGGTCATCAATGTCGGTTACGCACTTCTCATACAAGTCCGTACCAGCAACAATCCCATCAGGTCTATAAGGCTTGGCATTCCAAACAGCCTGAATAACATCACTGCCTTTGCCCTCAAGTAGGCACTCATTGGGATCTTTCAAAGGAAGGTTAGCAATGAACGCCTTACCTGCAGGCAACACCTTGGCACACTCTTCACAAGCCTTACGACCAGGTTCATCCATGTCAAACATGAGAACCACTTCTTCAAACTTGTCAAGGTACTCAAGGTTATCTTCAATAGCCTTCTTAGCCGCTTGAGCCCCATTAGGGATGCTCACAACAGGCCACTTGTTAGACTGAAGCTGACTCACAGTAAGGCAGTCAATCTCGCCCTCGGTGATCACAATCTTCTTACCAGAAGACCACAACTGAGAACCAAAGAGTCGATTAGAGATCTTGCCAAGGACTGCAAAAGTCTTATCAGGAAACCTAAGTTTCTGACCTACGATGTTACCGTTGTCATCATAGTAGTTGGCTACTTGACAGGGAGTTCCCTTGTAGTAACCCACCATATACTTGAACTTAGAACAGGTGTCCTGACTGATCTTCCTTGCAGTCAGGTAAGACACATCAAGATCATCAAGAGGAATACATTCCTTACACATAGCACTCTCCTTTTTCTTCTGGATTACTTCCCCATCAGCTCTAAAATACGAATTACAAGAAAAACAATACCTATGGCCATCACTAAAGACTCCACAGGCGTCAGAGGAGCCACACTTAGGACAAGGTTCATGATAAAGAAACGTACCCTCTTGATTCATCTTTTAATAACCCAATTTAAAACGAAGGCTCTCCCAACCGTACAGGTTTCTATGGTACCGCATGTCTCCTGCCCAAATACAGGGGTGCTCCATGGGTGACATATGACCTGCGTCAAGGAGCCTTCGTGCCAGCTTCTTGTCCTTGCGTTCGTCAGGACAAGAGCCGTCATGGTTGTTGTAAGACACTCTCGCACAGCGTGCAGAGGAAATAAGCATGAGATCGTTAATGAGGACTTCAGAAGAACTAAACGATTCCATGCAGTGTCTGTCTACTTCCTCTTGGGTGATAAAGGGAAGACTAACATACTTCCCACAAATATGGTAGACACTAATGATAGTATTGCCTACCTTGTCCATCTCACCCTTAATGGCCCTTGCAAGATCCTGCATCTCAGGCTGTGCATCACTGGCAAGCCTAAGATGCAGGAAGTTCTCCCATTCAGTAGCAGTAACAATCACGTTAATGTACTGGAAGGGTTCAAGGATTCTATTGACGTGTTGCTTATGGACACCAAGAGCAACCATGGATTCCGCAACAGCTACTGCATTGTCTACAGCTTTAAGCCATAGATCCTTAAAAGACTTATAGGTATCCTCAGAAGCCTCAACAGTACCAACCATGCCAGATTGATTCATGTAGACGTTAGAAGGGATAAAGGGGTCATTGCGCACCTGTTGGATAACCTTAGCTACAGGGATTGCACGGGAGCTACTAGCATTGCGACTGAAGACCCTGTGGGTCATGAATTCACTATGGATCATCCTAGGATACCTAAGGACGAACGTATAGAGATTATCCTGATGGCAGATGCAAAGGGCTTCGCTTTCCCCAACTTTAGTAGTCATTATCTTCCTCATCATAGTCGTCATCTTCATCCTCATCGTCTTCATCATCAAGGGACTCAAGATATTCCTGGTACTCGTCTTCCCAACGAGCTTCCCAATCAGATTCCATTCGATCAAGTTCCTTCTGAGTCTGCATAATTGCCTCTCTTTTAAAAAAATAAATGGTACCCTAGGAGGGAATCGAACCCTCACGAGCCTTGCTTCTCCACTGATTCTAATTCAGTTGCGTATACCATTTCGCCACTAGGGTATTTTTCTGTGGGGTAACCGTTGCCCCTTCGGATCTATTTCGGTAGACATCCTATTCGGGAGCTACCCGACCTCCTAAGAGCCGCAGGACTTCCTCACTTCTCCTATGATGAGAGGAGTACAATCAAACAGCGTATTTGGTCTCTCCTACAGGATTCGAACCTGTGACCGTATGCTTAGAAGGCATATGCTCTATCCAACTGAGCTAAGGAGAGTTTTGTTCTTTGTGAATGTTGATTATTGCTTCAAGTCGTCTATTGGTGTCTCTGAGTATCTTAACACCTTCCCCGTGTAGTTCTGCACCTTCTGACAGTAGGTTTCTACACTGGATGATTGACTCTGCATAAGCTCTATCGGTATGTTGCATGATGGCTTTGTTTCCTGCATTGATGTTGTACTGCAGGCGGTTAATCCGCTTATCAATAGCAGATTGCACAGCATCAGCGGTAGCCATGTCTTTAAGAAGTAAGTTAATCGTCGCATCCTTTCTTTCCTGTAGAGACTTTAGTTCCGTTAAGTGAGTCCGTTGTTCCTCTAGGAGAATCTCTTGATTTCTTTTTTCCTCAATAGATTCACCTAGAGCCAGTCCTAGAATGAATGCAAGGATAACCATAAGAGCTTTCACATACTGCATACTCTCTCCCTAGGAGTATTGATTTTATTCAATACGGACAACATCCCCTTCTTCAGGGTCTCCATTAAAGTCCTTAAAGACACCCTTGGAGAAGACTACCTTACTCCAGAACGCCTCAGTATTTTCATACCTAGCAAACTTAGCGCCCTTATACCATCCCTTAACATCAAAGCAAGGGCAGTCTTTGTTGACGCCTGCAAAATCTCTGTGACCAAGCACAACGACTTCATCTTTATAGTAACCTCTAAGGTAATCCAGTAGACACTTAAGAGACTCCTTCTGCTCCTCTGTAAAGTTGTCTACAGACTTGCCCTTAGCATCCACACCACCAATGAGGCAGATACCAACAGAACAGCTGTTGTAACCCTTTACATGGGAACCAATGGCCTCTAGGGGCCTGCCTCTCTGGATGGTACCGTCAGTAAGAATTACAAAATGATAACCGATACCCAACCACCCCTGCTGTCTGTGCATCTGGTCAATGGTTTTCCACGTAAAAGATGGCACATTCTGAGTGGCAGAGCAGTGAACGACAAGATATTTAGTAGTCTCTCTATTCTTATAAGAGACAAAAGATTTATGCTCCTCAATCTTTGGAGCCTTGAAAGAAACCATATTTTAATTAACCTTTATTAAAAAGAATACCTTCAGGGATTACCTTGGGATCCTCTTTGATCCATTCAAGGGGGATTGTTTTGTCTGAATACTTGATCCCATTCTTTTCACAAAAGGAAGCGTAAGTTGTTTTGCTTCCTTTGTAAATAGGGGTTTTGGATCTACTAAAGACAAATCGAATGTCCAACTCGGGGTGTTGAGCCTTAATTAAAATATGTTTCTTCCTATCTTCAGAATCCCATACACCTTTAGTTTCTATGAGAATCCCATTAGGCAAGACGAAGTCAGGAGTATATTTGTGCTTACTTTCGGGCACAATATACTCCAGATACTTCTCCTCATAATGAGGCTCAATGCCGAAGGCCCTGAGGGAGTCTGAGACTTTCTCCTCAAGGCCACTTCGGTAAGTTCCCCTGTTGTGCATCCTCTTTTTGCTATAGGCCGCACTACGGGTAGTCATTTATTCCTCTTCATGCTCCTTAAGCAGGTTGCTACGAGAAGGGAGCATAACCTTACATTCTTCAGAAAACTCATTGCTATGGATGTCATATACACTACTATGACCATTTACACGAATGAAGTAGTCATCGTCCTGACAACTAAGAATCTGACCAACCAGTAGGTCGGGACGACAGAAGCACTCTGAGGCTTCATAATCACCCTTAAACATGACAAGGACGCAGGCACCCTCAACACCACTAAGATCCTTGCTAAAGAATTCCTCAAGTCTGTAAGGCTTATCGTACTCGACACCTTCTGCGTCTTCAAAGATAAGATCCTCACACTTGACACTGAACGTGAACGAGTAGGGCATCACTTCATAGATGAACTTAGCGTCATAGAAGGCGGTGTTGGCCCTGAAGTAACTCGGGTTAGCACCAGACACGGAGCAATAGAAGTCACTTGGTGCCCTACCTTCTTTTTCAACGTACCAGTTGTAATGCTCAATTGCGGCATTAAGAGCCTTTTCAAGACCTTCGTCAGTAAGGAGGAGGCCGAGCCCGTTACGCAGATTAGAACCGAAAGTAAACTTAGTCATTTAGAAATCTCCAGGAACGTCGTCGTCAACATCTTCAAAGCTCTTATAGGAATCCTCGTGCTCCTCGCCGGTATATCCTTCTTCTTCTTCAAAGCCATAAGAGGACGCAGAGGAATCACCGAACTCATTCAGAGAGATAACCTGAACTGCGAGAAGTCGCAGGGAAAGCCCACAGGTACGCGTAGAGGGCATGTAATACGGGTTGGCACTGAAGCACACCTTGATGACACTGTCTCGACCGATGTTGACATCAAGGGGCTTACCCTTAGAGTCAAACTGGCGGATCTTGACGGTAATCTTAGAACCATCCTTCTTCGTAATGACCGCCTTCTGCTTGAACTTCATCACAATGCGGCCTTCTTCATCCTTTTCATAGATGTCCTGAGTCACCACCTTGCGGCCCTTTGCAATGGCCTGCTTGACGTTGTCGTCATTCTCATAGAAGTCCTCAAGGATTGCTTCGAGCTTAGACACGAGGGCGTTAGTCTTCTCATCATCTTCCATGACAAGATTGACTTTGTAGTCACCCTCAGGATTGAACTTAGTGTCCGGGGTCTTGAGAGCGGGATACTGTGCGAGACCCTTGGGGGTAGTGAAACGATTGTTGTTGATAGACATTTAATTACTTCCTTGTTTGTTGCTAGCGAGCTAGCTGTTTAACCTAGGGAGACTTGGTTACTCTCCCTAGGAGTATTGATTTTATTAGCTGGGGTTTGTTTAACCTAGGGAGGCTTTGTTACTCTCCCTAGGAGTATTGATTTTATTAGCTGGGGTTAGCTAAAGGCGTACATGGACTCCTTGACTCGCTCAAGATCAAGATTTCCCTTTGTGGGAATCTTAGGGAGCTTGTCGACCATCTTAGGAGACAAAAGGTTTTCAATGTGGTCATGAAGATCCTGCAGAACATCATTGTTGCTGTAGGTATCTACAAACACTTCCCTAACGGTCGTGAACATGATGTCACCATGTCCTGCAGGTGCCCCATAGGAGTCATGAATCATCGCAAAGGACTTAACCCCCTTGTCGACACAAGAGCACACAGTAAGCATCAAGTGGGACGCATCCATGCTATGGACATAGTTGGGTGCAATACCCTGCTTCTGCTTTCGAGTGTCAATATCGGGGGTGCTTTCGTACACCACGGGATTGATGGAGGCACCTCCCTCAATCTGACTGTCTTCCTTGAATGGCTCCTTGACTCGAATGGTTCCAGTAGTAAACGTCCTGAGTTGCTTGAGCACAACCTTGTTGTACTTCTGTTTTACAGGGAATCCCGCAGGGGTAATCCAATAGGTAGGCAGGGATTGGCCGTTAATGTCCTTGTCCTGAGCGAGCAAGCCGCTTGCAACCTGAAGCCAACCCATTGCCTCCACAGCTTTCACAACGACACCCTGCAGGGCCTCCCAAATCAGTCCAGCCATGTACCTAGCGGACTGGCTAGGACGACTAAAGGCCGTGGGATTCTTTGCAAGAGCGGGGTAAATAGTATCTTCCAACACCTGCTCAGCAAAACCAAATTTACTAGAGCCATAGCAAAGGGTCATGGTGCTTCGCTTAGTCACCTTACGGGTAACGCCGTGCTTGAGCCATTCCGTGGCCATACTGCGGGTACCCTTCTTAAGGTAATCGTCACCGTCCTCAGTTTTAGCCATAGTGTCATCGGTGCCGTTGTCATAGTCCTTTTTGAGGAGTTCAGTGACCTTGTTAGCAACGATGCCATAGATGTCGTGCACCTTGTCGTCAGGCATGAGGTTGACGGCTTCTCCACCAACTTCATCCCGAAGCATCGCAGAGAAATGCTGTAAGCCAGAGCAGGAGCCATCGAATGCAATCGGGAGGTGAGACACATACGAGTCGCCCTTATCCAGATAGTCCGCCCATTCAAAGCAGAACGCAAGGAATTCCCAAGGGGAATCCGTCTCAGTCCATCGGAGATCCTGCAAGGGATCCTTGGCAATCGACAGAATCATTTCGGTGTTGCTATAGACCCATGCAATACGCTCTTCAAAGGGTTTCTTGTCAAGGCCGTAGCAGTTTGCACCCTGAAAGGCCAGCCACGTGTGCCCATTCTCTCCCAGAGGCACCCCTTCGGCAAACTCAATGAGAGCTTTAGTAAAGTCATTGCCCTGCGGACTCAACTGAGTCAATGGGTAGACACGGCCACGGAAGTCCAAATTATGGGGGAAATAGATTTCCATGTCGTCCTTGTAGGTGTTAGCCAGTGCGAGGACACCATTGACAAGGTAACGCTTGCTCTTACGCTTATTGTCGTCCTGATAGTAGTGCACCATAGCACTACGCCAATCACGTTGTACCTCCTCGTTAGTGTCTGCCTCTACAGGCCTCATAGGCGGCTCTGCAGGGGTCGCAGAGGGCATCTCAAGGCCCTCAGGAATGTGAGCCCATGAGCACACCTCATTGGCCACGTCAAGCACCCTACGGTTGATTCGCCAAGCCGTAGACTGGATGGCATTGACAGCCTTATAGACGTTGGGCATGTCAACCTCATCGTAGAGCTGTGCACACTCCTTAGAGGGCATTCTGACGAGCTGGATAGGTTTCTTAAGGTTGATAAGGTAACCACCATCAAAAGGGGTAGTCCACGGCTTAGGCGGGATCACCATGGGCCTATTTTGGAACATGAGACTAGCAGTCTCCTTATCCTCGTGCTCCAAATACGTCAACACATCAGGGTCAAGACAGAAAATGTAATGTACGTTTTTGTTGTCACTCATGGTTTTCTCAAGGGCGCCTAGACCGGTAGACACGATGAAAATGTCTACCAACTTAAGACCTACTTGAACCCTGTTAGCATTACCCCACTTGTTCCATCTCTTGAGTCTCTTTTCGTCTGCTAGGAGCTTTTCTTTGTTTTCGACATAGCGCTTTTTGAACTGCATGGAAATACGCTTATCAAGCCCTGCATTGAACCTGCTAAGCTCTTTCTTATCCATGGTGCTCACTACCATCTTGAATCGAAGTTCATCCTCAATAGCTTCACCAATTGCAGAGGACAATTTGGTTAAAGACACGATTCCAAGGGAATTTTCAATGATGGTTCTAATGGATATGAATGCGATTTCTTCGGACGACAAGGACCGAATGAGGGATGCCATCACATGACGCTTACCGGGCTTTCCAGTATCAACATCCTTGAACCATTTATCAAGGGCCTTAGTCATGACAGGGATGGCTTCACTGATAAGGACTCTAGAGGCACCCATATTGCCAAGAGCACCGCTTTCAATGGCCTTATTACGCTTAGACATGAAAGCATTGAAGGCATTTTCCTTGCTTTCAAGTTCTAATTCAATTTCCCTGTCTACACGGGCTTTGCCGTATTTAAGACAAAGCCCATCATATTCATTTTCACCATCAATTCTAAAACTATTCAATTTATCATAAGACATAGGGGTTACCTTTAGTTATATCTATAGATCTTTTATACTCTTTTATATAGGGTTATATAGGTGATGATGTAGGATATTACCCATAGTTAAACTATAGACCCCTGTGGTTTCCTTAGGTTTCCTTAGGAGTCTATAGCCTCTTTCACACTCTCCCTAGGAGTATGGATTTTATTAAATCCTCGTGTCTACTCTAACCATTGATTTTACCTTTTTCGATGTACTCACCGTTGACCTCGATGGTACCGAATTCTTCGAAAGTAAACAGCCAGTCGGAATATGTCAGATATTTGTTTCTGTCTTTCTCTGCGGATTCACCCTCTTTGCGTCCTGCTCTGAACGCATATTTAATCATATTGCCCTTAAGGAATCCAATGAATTCCTCATGAGATAATACATTGAGCATCAATTCAATAGGCTGGACAGCTCCCATGTAATGGGTACTAGTTTCAGGCTTTCCACTGTTAATTTCTTCCATTTTGTCTCCTTTAGTAATAGATTCCCATAAGTTTGCAAATAAAGACAAACAGGGGAAAGATTCCAAGAATGATTGCAATTCCAATGAATACAATCAGGTATTCTTTAAGATTAAGCATTCTTTTCAATCTCCTTAATGTGGTTATTCCACATGGTCAAAACTACATTCATAACGGAACCGTGCATTGAAGCATTTCCAATGAGTTCCATAGAGCCCCCTTTCTTGAACTTGTACAACTTGCCCTCTACATCCTCACCACCTGAATATTTACCGGTGAAAGTGTAGATAGACTCGCAGTCCGTAAAGGTGACTGCATACGCCCCATCCTTCCAGCGATAGAAGAGAATAGAGGCTACGTCAGAGCGTTCGATGATGGTGGTGGTGCGAGTATACATGTTATCTCCTATGGACGCCCCTAGGGCTTTCTATGGCTTTCCTAGGGGCATTGTTTATGGTTAGTGTTAGGCTCTCTTGATCTGGATTACCCTACGGGCCTTTCCTTTGCTCTGACCATGGACTTCAAAGATTACCACGGCCTCCCTGTCTCGTGAGCAAAGACGGCATTCCTTGCAGGTGATTCCCTTTGTTTGTGCGGGGCACTGAACTGCGGGGATGCCTTTAGCCTTGAGGGCCGCAATGTCCGCCTCAGGATAGATGCTCGTGAGGACTACATTGAGACCGTATTCCTTTTCGGTGATGGCTTCGTCGACAGTCTCACATGAAATGTTGACAAGCATGTAGTCCTGCATCAGTCTCATGGAACCCCTGTCATAGAAGTCGTAGTCACAATGGGTATACGTGAAGGCCTTGATGTGCTTAGAGGAGCCCGCAACCTTCAGCCGATAGTTGGCCGTCATAATGGCAGACACAATACTAAGATAGCTTGCAAGGTCAAACTTATCCGTACCAACTACAGCCATATCACCCGCAATGTTGTGCCTGAAAAGCACTTCGTTTCTGTCTCCTTTGTCCAACCACAGGGCACCCGTGAGGGCATTCGCCAAGTCATCCTGACAGCCAATGAATCGGTTGTCTTCACGATTGTCTGCCCTCTCCCACACCTTAGAGGTGCGGATATTCTTTGCATAGCAACTGCCGTCCTTGAAGGGGCAGGAGACAGGACAGGAGGACGGAGACGAATAGGACTGGATGATATTTCATGTCTTGGCATTCTGGGACTCGGGAAGAAGAATCATATTGATCATTTTGGGTTTCCTTTAGGGGATGGATTTTAGAAAAGCCAGATACGGACACATTCGGCGAATGTGCCTGTGATTTCGTCTTTGCAGAAGATCGGGTTAATCGTCCCATCTTCCTCTTCGTCTACGATTATAGCACGCCCGTCAACTACCGTTTCCTCAAACTGGGAGACGAGAGACGCCTCACCACAACTATCGGGATCCTCCGGATCAAGGATGCCAGTGTAGTCACCATTGATGAGGGCGGGCAGGCTCCACTCCGCCACCATGTACGACGGACATGCGTCCAACAGCTTGCGTACTTGTGCATTCATCTTCAATACTCCTTGCTAGGTTACTAGCCTTGTTGTGGAGGCTAGAGGGATACCATGGGCACCCCCTAGCCCCTTATGGTTTACCATCCCTCAGGACTCGTTAGAGATTGTACCACACAATCCCGAGGGTTACAAGGGTGATGATCATGTTAATCATCACAACACCCCTCAAGAGCTCGACGGTGTCCTTAAGATCGGTGTCATCCTCAACGATGTCCTGTTCGACCGGAGCCTCGACCTTAGCGGGTTCATTGCGGGCCGCGACACCATTCACAACCTCATTGAATTCGGCGAGCATCTCAAGGAGCTCATTGATGATCGTGGAGCTCTTGAAGAACTCAACACGGCCACCATTGGCGCTACGGGCCTGAATGGTTTCGACCTTACCGTTCAGGAATTCCACCGTGAACTTGCGGGCAACCTGATGATTGCGACGACGGTCCGTGTAGTTGTACTGGACACGGACTCGACCGTAGCCGAGAGACTCCCATCGGAAATCACGGGCGAGATTGCCAGAGGGCAGGGTGATGATGTGAGAGGATCGAACAATCATGATGTACTCCTTTAAGTGGTGCTAGCTCCTGCTAGCTGTGGTGCTAGTTGTGGTGAACGTTTTGTTGTTCTCCATGCCCTGAACTTTAAAGCACCCAAAGACACCTGTCAAGGCCCATCGTGAAAAATACCATAAACATGGTATCCCCACTCAGTGTCTCAGCCCTCTCTCTATATAGAGGCTAGCTCGCTAGCAGAGGGGCCCTGTGGTGTCCTGTGCTAGCTCATGCTAGCTGTGGAGAGCTGTGGGCTACCTAAAGGAGTACCAAAGGGTATAAAGCACAGATAATGTCACCCAAAGGCAAACAATTGATCCACATCAAACCCCATATTGACCCAAATCAACCCTATGGACAACCTATGGACAACCTATGGACAACCTGTGGATAACCTGTGGATAACCTGTGGATAACTCAAAAAAACACTGATAAACTATCCAGTATACCAAAAGAACCCTGAGGATGTCAATAGGGACAAACACCACTTGACAGCCACTGCTATCTGTGGTATAATCCAAGACCCCGAAGGACACAGCGGGCACCTGAGGGCACCCACAGGCACCCCCACGGGGGCACACACGCACGTGAACTCGTTAAGTGTGGGCTCACAAATTTTGTCAATTTTTATGATCCCCTTAGTTACCTGTGGATAACTCTGTGTATAACCTGTGGACAACCTGTGGATAACTTTTAAATAAAACCCCTCAGGAACCCGTAAGGGAACCTAAGGGGGAACTGGAAGTAATTACAACTTACAAGCTAGTCACAAGAGTACGTAGAAGAGCATCAACAGTAGACACATCCCCATTAATCAAAGACATTATAAAGAGGATGATGATAATGATGATTTTGATGGTGATGAATACTTTATTTTTGGTGTTATTGGTATTATTCATTGAGGTCATTCCCATAAGGGTCTATAGGCACCTAAGGATTCCCATAAGGGTCTATGGACTCCCATAAGGGTCTATAGATCCCCATAAGGGTCTATAGGCACCTAAGGACTTTCTTAAGATTCCATCACCACTGATACCTTTTGCTTTTGATACTTTTAATTCTAACAAAAAAGGTTGACTAGAAAAGACCTATATGTATATCTATATATGTCTTTTCTAGCCCCCCTAGGAGTATGGATTATATTCTGAAATAGCCTATTTTCTCTATTACATTGACTTTATTATTTACTGAACATGTGTTCAATACTAATAAAGCATATTTCAGGAATCATCTCTTAAACGTGTAGCCTGTATCCTTATATCTGTCTACACCCTTAGAGGTGTCCTTAGGGCTGTGTTTATCTTCAGTAACCAGCACACCCCCGATATTGGACGTATAGAATCCATATAGGGACTCCATAGACTCCTCTAGCCATTCTTCGGTTAGTTCTTTAATACCTTCATCAGCATCTATGCCCATGAAGTCCACAAGGTATTTAACTCCGATTGCCAGAGCATCGAGACGGTCATCATGAATAAGGGCACCCCTATCAACAGTGATACGAGTGAGCTGATAGAAACAAGCATATTTGTAGTCAGATTCGGGTACAGTAGAGTAGTCATTCCTGATGCACTCAGGCGTGACACACATTTTATGGTTAGAGATTACAGGTTCAAGAGTGTCGATGATTCGGAGTTCTTTTTGTCCCGTAGACTTAACTTCAGTAACACCACAGTTACTATAGGTTTTCTTAAGTACGGGTTCAAATAGTTTGATGTACATCCCGTCACCGAAGTTTCCTTCAATGACTACTTCATTGACTTTGTACTTCTTAGCTACCTTAGCTAGCTTATTGAGGACTACATCAGAGTAGCCTCCCAATAGACCTCCCACTTCCATGACGTAGATATACCCGTTTAGGTAGTAGAGAACAGCATAACCTGTTTCGTCTTTACCACGCCCTGAGGGGTCAACGCATAGGATCTTATGTGCATACGGGACTACTTCATTGGATGAGGTATGATAGTAGAAGTAAGAGTCTCCCTTAAGGCCCATCGTGGGACACTCATCAACTGGAACCCTCTTAGAAGGCTCAGGGAGCCACGTGAGCTTCATTGGGGCCTCGTCTAAGGGGAACATACCTACGATGAGGTCACGAAGCCGTAGAGGGTATTTATCAGCGTCTGAGAGGGTCGTATCGAGCATGAACTGCAGAGCGAAGCCTGCCTTACGATAAGATAGTTCACGCTTCTGTAGATCCTCTTCAGAGAACCTAAGGGGGTCTGTAGGTTTACCTGCCCAATGCTTAGGATCCTTGTCGTACTTGTCAGCAATGATAGAGGCCAATCTATCGCCATAGGAGGCTCTATGAGAGTCATCATAGGGGTACCTAGCGGGATAGATTACAGCCGTGTATCCGCGCTCCTGTAGCTCGTTATAGAGGCTCATTTCATTCTGAGGGGTGCCCAGATAGATGATCTTTTTATCTGCACCAGGCTTTAGGACAGCGTCGAACTCTTTGACGAGCTCGAATAGCTGATCTCTAAGAACCTGAGTGAATGAATTAGATGGAACTTCCACCTTTATGTTAAGGCAAGGTCGTTAGCCTTACCCCATCGTCTCTTTAGAGAATCCGCTACGTTTTCAGTAGCAGAAACAAACTTACAATGATCCCTAGAATAGATCTTGCAGTTACCCTTCTTAATGTCCTTATCAAGGTGCATGCTAGAGTCCTTTTCCCACTCTTCATATCCTTCTACCTCATGGATAGTATTCAAGAAAGTGGTGAAGTTATGCCATCTAGGATCTACTACACAGCCTACATAGCTAGAGCGAGGTCCATAGTTACCGTATGCTCTCTTCAGCATGTTAGCCCACAGGTCATAGATCTTACGGATGATACTGTTAGATCCTCTAGCAGGGATTCTAATAGGAGAACCCATGAAGCCCACACCGTAAACAGTAGGTTCCATAAAGTCCTCAAACTTTCCTGCCTTAATGTTTCCGGTTTGAACATCTATGACTGTGCCAGTCTTAACAAACTGGATTACAGCTCTAGGATTCTTAACTTTACCGTTCGGGAGTTTCTGCTTCTTAGTTCTAGACAGGATCTTAATAAGACCCTTAGGAGTTTCGTAAGTTTTGTTAATTTCGTACATAGTTATGTTCCTTATAATTGACGATGCTTCATATCTCTATGAAGACCAGACTATATCTTATACCAAAAGGTATCCCCATTTTTCGAGTCACTTGACCCTACATAATAGTCGTTACACCTGCTATAAAGCTCGGCTCGGTATTGTCTTTCCTAGTTAGGACTGAGTTCCACCGAATTTAAGGGGTTTAGAGACGACATGGTTAAAGTTTATCGTCTGCGACAATGATGTCTGCACGGGAACCCGTTAGCTGGCCCTTAATACCCACAGACTTAACCGAAGGTGAATGGTCGGGTTTGGCAGGGCCAACGTCGAAGAGGTTCTGAGTATCTCTCTGTCCTTCTCTAGCCTTTAAGTGGTTCAAGAAGGGCAGTTCATTAATGATCTTCTTAATAAACGTAGCATTAGCGTCTGCTCGTTCTTTATTAGCAGACACTACCATAATCTTAGTCTGAGGATCTCTCCAGAGACTCCAGACAACGTATGCACACGTAATGAATGACTTGGCTACACCACGGAAACCCATAAGGATCATACGGTCACTAGGGGGGTTCTGGAGTAGCTTTGCAATGTCTACCTGCAGTGTGGTAGGAGAAGGCAAACCGATCGACTTCCAAACCAAAGAGGTAAAGAGAGGGAAGTTCTCATAGTATGGGAGTAGAGCTTTAGCTTCTTTCTCAGTTAACACTCATGTCTCCCCTGTAGGAATTCTCGAAGTTCTCCCTAGTAGCCTTCAGGAGCTTACTGAGTGCATTCTCCTCACCGTCTCCAGCCTTAGGGACACAATCAATACCATTACGTTCAAGCTCCTTAATGATTGCATTGTAGAGCTGTGGAGACCTCTTATCGGGGTTCCTAAGGTCATTAAGCATGTTCTGGAGCATCTCCTCATGGATGTTCCCTAGGAGGCTCTCAAGTCCTTTATAGTCCATTGTTCTTTTCCTTTCTTCTCTTTTCTAACCAAGGTTCTACCCAATACTTTTTAATCATTGTGCAGATACCCACAAAAGTATAGATAATTGTGATGACGTACACCCAATCGCTAAGAGGTAACCCGAGAATCACAGCACTGGATACTGCCAATGAAGGAGCTACCTGTGCTATGTTCTCTGCTAGGTTACCTGATTCCTCATCAAGGGGGTTCATTCTTCGTCAAAGAACTGCTCAAAGTTAGCTTTCTTGAACCCAGTGCCCTTTAGGAGCTTACCGTCTTCTCTGAACTGAGGATTGTAGTTACCATCGCTGTCATAGAACTTACTGGAGTATTCAGACACCAGTTCGTTCATACCCTTTTCAAGGTCGTATCCACAAGCATTGGCGTACTGCACGCATACCCAGATAAGGTCGCACAGCTCCTTCATGTCGTTAGGAGTGTTGGGGCTCTCTTGGACAAACTCCTTGAACTCTTCAACAATACACTTGACATACAGGATTGCGCAATCCTTGTACAGCAGGGAGTCCTTCCCTTGGTCATTTCTACAGTGCGTCTTCTGGAACCAGTTCGAAAGTTCCTTCTGGAGATTTCCGATAAGCACATTGGTTTGATCTTCCATAGTATTCTTCATTTTATTCTTTATCCTATTTCATTAACCTTTCCCTTCTATGCAGTCTTTAATAGATTTGTAGCATAATAGGCAAACAAATACCACTAGACCCACTGCGCCTATATTAAACCCCAGTAGGAGTATGGTTATAGCGCTTTGAACTAGCAATTCCATCACATGCTCTTCCTGTCTTTGATTTCTGCCATCTTAGCATCGTTCATGCGGGAGTTACCGTTGATGTTAGAGTAACCCAAATAACCACATACACGGGAGATGACAGACAGGTTACTAGAACCACAATAGGGGCACGTATTACCCACGTTAAAGCTATGCTGATGACAATCCTCACAGTAAGCCGCATCAAAGTTCACACCCTGATAGAACCCATGAGCCATACCTCGAAGGATCGTGCTCGTGAGAGCCAGCTTATTCTCAGGGTTGTCAATACGGACATACTGGATATGACCCCCCTCAATAAGGTGGAAAAGCTCAAACTCAAGATCTTGCTTTTCAAAGGGAGTAATGTCGGCAGACACATGGATATGGAAGGAATTGGTGAAATAGGACTTGCCCTCAAACTCATCCTTAAGGTTATTCTTTGCACAATACTCATGGTACTGAGTCATCTGAGTGCCGCAAAGGGACTCTGCAGGGGTACCATAGAGTGCATAGAGATATCCGTCTTCCTTCTTAAACTTCTGCACTGCATCATAGATGAACTTAACGACATCCTTAGCCGCCTTCTGTCCCTCAGGAGTCTGCAGATCCTTACCACCAGTAAAGAGGATAGCAAACTCATTCAAGGCAGAGATTCCAAAAGATGCTGTCATATACTTGGTAAGCTCACCTACCTCATCTTCAGGATTAAGGAAGCCCTTATAGAAACCTCCCTGACAAAATGCCATAGGATTCGTGCTAGCCTTAGCATGCTTAATCATATCATAGCGACGTTTAAGGAATTCTCGAATCTGTTCAAGATTCACCATAAGCTCTTCCCAGAAGTTACCTTTAGATGCCTTATAGATCAACGGGAGGTTGAGAGACACCGCACCAATGTTGCACCGACCAACAGACACGTACTCGTTAGTCTCAGGATCTTTCCAAGGAGTGAGGTACGCCCTGCATCCCATCGGATGGATAACACATTGCTTATTAGACGCTCTGTAGGTTCCAGACACAGTGCCATGAGGAGCGTTAAGGGCCAGAAAATCAGGGTACATACACTTACTGGAACATTCAACAGCCTTCTCGAACACATAAGCGTGCTCATCACTGCCATGTTGTTCCCAATCATAGAGATACACGAGCTTAGGGAACACGACCTGTTTACCCCCATGTCCCTTCATTCGGGTATCAAGGATAGTCTCACAAATCATCTCAAGAAACGCCTTGTCATCATCACGGAGATCGTTGCTCCACTCACCAAAGGTAAGCGTAGTGAACGCAAAGTCACCTCTAGAACACGGAACAGTATTGAGTTTCAATTCAAGAGACTGGAAGCCCTGCACAAGTTCACGCTTGAGATCCTGAATAGCCATTGCACATGCTTCATCGAACTCCATATTGCACTGGTCAAAGTATTTCTTAAACGCATGGTCATACGTTTTCTTAGCATACGGGAGGAGCGTCTTGTCAATCTGAGGGATAGTGAACCCACCGAACTGCTGTGCAGTAGCTACAAGGGTGATGTCACCGATCACCTGAAGGGCACTAAGGACACTCGTAGGCTCCGTATAGGTGACATTGGACATGCTAAAACCACCCTTAAGAACAGTAGCCATGTCAAAGAGACAGCAGTTGATGGATCCAAAGATCATGTCTCGAAGGTCATGAATGTAATACTTACCGACCTTAGTAGCCTCTTTCTCTTCTTTAGTAAGGTAGAATTGCTTATACAACTGCTTAGTCAGATAGCCCTTGATAAGTGAACCTTTTGTAGACACAAGGGAACTATCGAAGTTGGCGTTTTCCTTGTCTCCCAAAAGGAGGACAGTGTCTGCCTCATTCTTAACAGCTTCGAAAGCCTTAGCATACGTGTTCTTGTAGTCTCTGAACTCCTTATAAGATTCTCCGATCTTCGGCACATACTTACAAAGAGCTTCAATGACAATAGAGTGGATCTTATCAGTAGGAACCTCGTCATAGTTGCTGTAGACAAGGCTCTCGATGTAGCCCCCAATCTTACCAATGTCATGCTCAGAGTACGTAGCGTTAGCCCTCTGTGCGGCCTTATGTATAGCTACTTTAATCTTATCCCAATCCCATCCTTCGCGGGTACCATCCTTCTTAATTACTTCCAGTTCCATTTAATTCTCTTACTTATTCTTCCAAGTGTCGACTACAATGGCAGGCTTACTAGCTTCATCAAGCTGTAGTCTAGCCTCAACACCCTCATAGAAGACCATATTGGCAATAGTGTTAAACATAAAATCTGCAGACCTCTTTGCAAGAACAGAGCCGTGATTATCAACTCTGAAATAGGATCTAGCAGGGGTAATAATACCAGAGGCAGGGACACTACCAAAGGTAATAGTACAAGACATCTTGTCTCGTTCTGCAAGGACAACGCCGTCTTTCTGAAGTGTGATGACATTACTCACGTTGGTAAAGGCTTGCGTAGCAATAACCTCAGTACCATTCTTCTTAAGCGTAAGGGTAACATTGGTACCCTCAGGAAGCCCAGAGAAACCAACTCTAACGGTAACGTCATATGCCTCATTGGCAGGAGACACCCAATTGAAGCTATTGGCGCTGTCAGAGCAGTTGTTAATGTCCTGAACAATGTACTCCCAAGGGAGATCAAAGGATGCCTTGTTGAGGTCTACAAGATCAACCTCAGTAGACCACACGGATGCAACCTGATGAGCATACTCATTTAGGGTACTAAGACTCACTCTAATGTCATGGTGAGCCGCAGGATCATTGTTATGCTTGTCAACGGTGACGGTGTCTGCAGAAGGTACATCCGAAGAATTAGCATTGGCAAACTGCTTGACTGCTACGATCTCCTGAGGAGTGAGCTGTGAGGGAGTATTCCCCATCAGCTTAGTTGCAACATTGTCATCCTCGCTGTACACGAGGGTATCGAAGGTAACTGTAGGGATCACAGGCTTTGTCGTATAGAAACCCTTTCTAGCTTCATACTCACAGGCACCTACATTACCATCCCAATAAACTTGAATATTCATAATTACTTAGTGATAGGGAACAGTTGGCCAAGACTAAAATTAGTATTGGAGATCTCGGCAGTTACAGTGATATAGACCTTAAAGGTTCTTGTCTTTGTAGCAGACGACTCATCCATATTGATGGTTCTAAACTTCAGCGCATTACTCTTAATCTTTCCCGTAGCATCCGGAACAAGACAAGCCATAACACCATTTCCCTCATTATCTACCCCGCAAATAACATTAACAGACTTAAGGAAAACATACTGATCGTCCCCACAGAGTCCCTTAAGGGAGACCACATGATCAGTCTGACCGAAGCCTCCTACGGGGCCACTAAAGGTGACCTCGTAGGAAGCCATAGCATCAATAGAAACGGCTTTATCAGCTACTACCTGTACGGGAATAAAAGTAATCTTACCGTGCCCATCAGTAAACCCAGTGCCAGTCACAGTAGCGGAAGTGAACTCTTTAGGAATCCAAGAGTCTTCAAGGTTCTCCGTAGGTGAGCCTTCGATATCTGGAATATCAGAGTTCATCAGACAGGGGTTCTGTGTTCCAGTAGTAAAGATATGGTCATTTCTAAAGGTCATTACTTGTTAGCCTTTTCAATACTGAGGAGATAATAAAGAGCCTTAAAGGCATCCTTATACTTTCTAATGTCTTCCGCACTGTGATAAGATTCCTTATTGAGCTTTTCTACAGCCTCAAGGAGCTTATGCTTAGACATAGCCATCACTTCTTCTTCCCATTTTTCATCAATCATCTTTGTATTTCTCCATAATATTAATTAGAGCCTCACCATCAGACTTATCGAACTTAAATCCAAGGTATTCCACAGCACCACTCTTATCGAATGCACTGTTAATGAATCCCCTAGCAACTTCGATGTCTACCTTGTTATTCTCATCGACGATACCAACCTGCTTGAGCATAGGCAGATACTTACCGATGAGGGTATCCGCCTGATGCAGAATCAAGAACGTACTCCCTCCAAGAAGCCACTTCATCGTGGAGGGAGCACTAGGCATCAGTCGAGTATCAACGAACTCAGGGAGAACCTGAGAGAGCTTACTCAAACTGATTTTCATATGCTACTACCTTATGCCGCAGGCGTAGTCGTGGTCGTAGGAGCAACCCAAGAGTTATGCAGAGGCATGGGTGCAGGGCAAATAGCAGAAGCAGGAACAATGGTCTTAGTGATGTTGTTGAGGGTGCCCATCATGCCAGCAATGGTGCCATCAAGGCAACCAAACTTAGCCTGAGTCGTAAGAGCAAGCTCATTGACCTTACCGAGGACAATCTGTTCACGAAGTTCCTGCTTTTCACAGCAACACTTAAGCTCAGCCTGAAGTTTAGCGAGCTCAACACGGTTGTTAGCCGCCTCATCAGACAGAGGCTTAAGATACGCAAAGGTTTCATCACGAAGCCTACGGTTGTCCGTAAGAGACTGCATATAGACTTCCTTAGCATTCTTATCAGAGTAGTTCTCAGCCTTGAGCATACCATTCTCAGCCTGAAGAGCAGAGACCATGTTCTGATTACCACCGCCAAGGAGACCACCAAGGAGACCATTGCCATTAGCGGAGCTATTAAGAACGCCAAGGGCTAGACCCGCAATACCAGTACCAAGAATAGATTAGTAGCTTAGGTTAAACTAGAATGCTCTAAGGCTATAGCTACTGAAAAGCCTAGCATTCTGAGAGGTAATTTAGAGTGCACCTCTCGCGGCACTATAGGTAATCTAAACGAGAACCTTATGGGACCCCCACTTTAGCCAGTCCGATGCTCGGAGTACCTTCAGTGTCCTCACAGAACACTTTGGGTACCACAGGCCACTTGAAGGCTCTAGGGAAACCACTCTGAAGAGTGATGTCCCTAAGAGCCTTTCTGTAGCCCTTAACAACCTCAAGAGTCTCAGGGTCAGCAGGATAGTCAGACATCATGTACCAGTCAGTTTCTGCGATCCTTCTGTCTCTCTCAGCCCTCACTTGCTCCGCCACCTCTTCGTCGGTCGGCTCGGGCACCGCGACGATCTGGAAGCGTCGAACGCCTTCAGCAGGCTCAATCTCTTTGATATAAGCCTTACCGCTATCGTTGCAGAAGACTGCCGCTTCAGGAGGATATTCACCCTCAAAAATCTGTCCAATTTGATAAAGCATTTAAACCTCTTTAATAGCCATACGCAACCCAGCACATTGAAGAAGGTGCGGTATTTGCTCCACCCACCATACTTATTTTAATTGAGGTAGTAGTCTTCGAGAATACCTCCCAAGCAAACCATTGCCCTGACATGCCTGATAAATTTGGTGCGTGTAAAAAAGTATAATCCGTGTTCGAGAATTCCTTATGAAAACTGACAGTACCCGAGTTTCCTTTAAGGATTCCTCCTTGCTCGATCCACCCATCACTAAAAATTCGACGCCATTCAGCACCGCTTTTCCAAATCTCCTTAACATAGACGCTCGACCGTGGGGGCATGTTAGCTTGAATGTTCTCAACGTCTGCCTGTACCTGTGCAACGGCACTCATAACGTTAGACACGTCCACAGAACCAAGGTTCGTCGCCTGTCCCGCAACGACAACACAAATCATCCACCCGTGTGATTCAGGTTGGACGGTAGTTGAGCGACCATAAAGCGACGACGAGCGAGAAGCGTCAATCTTTAACTTGGGCGAATTGCCTCCAGAGCTGTGCCCATAACCATAATTGTCAGAGGTACTCTCGATGCTAAGTGCTCCACCCGTAGCATTTTTGAGAATCTCAGGCCCTCGCGTGTTCCAGTAACCCGTAATATTCGGAAGTCCCGCTTGATGATACGCACTGGCAATAGCCACCTGCATGAAAGGAGCGAACTTCGGCGTCCTGAACGTCTTCGATCCGTCACCTTGTGAGTAGTATGGACAATAACCGCCGTTAGCGGACGCGATACTCTGCCATTCCGCTTCAGTCTTTACCCAACCCTTAGAGGTCGCATAGGTGAAGAAGTCCTTGTAAAGAGCACGATTGTAGGTTGCACCGTTACACTGAATCGCACCATCAGGCGGAGTCTGGAACGGCCACGCAAATAGATGACCGAGCGGGAGGGCACCGACCTTTACATTACCAGAGTCATCAGGTGTAATATCGTTCACACTAAGGACGACTTTAGGCATGTCCGTAATCTGAGACACCGTATGCGTGTGGGCCTTGTTAGCTTTGCCTGCAAGACCAGTGTTAACGTCAATTGTCTTAGCGTACGGTGCAAGTGTGTTACTAAGGTCAGTAATCTGGGCACTTGTGTGAGTATGACTAGATGGGGCCTTTCCTGCCAATGCAGTATCAAGCCCAGTAATCTGGGCACTTGTGTGAGTATGACTAGATGGGGCCTTTCCTGCCAATGCAGTATCAAGCCCAGTAATCTGGGCACTTGTGTGAGTATGACTAGATGGGGCCTTTCCTGCCAATGCAGTATCAAGCCCAGTAATCTGTGCCGTAGTGTGCGTATGCGAGAGATTAGCCTTCTTAGCTAACTCAGAAGTAAGAGTGCTACCAAGAACATACACGGAGAGATCAGGAGTACCCGTAACCTCAGTGTACGAAATACTGTTCTTACTAGCCAACGTACCAAGCGTAGGCTTGTTCTTAATGAAAGCCTTAGACTTGACATCAGTCTCAGCCCAGTCGGAATTAATTTGCCCACCAGCCGCACTCTCAGCATAACCCTTAGCGAGATCAGCTTGTCTCTTAGCTTCAGTTTCAGAAGCCTTAGCGTTAGTCGCAGAGGTACCTGCCGCAGTCTTAGAGAGAGCTGCATTGTCCTCAGAGAGCTTAGCCGCCTTGGCACTGTTACTCGCATTAGTAGCCTGAGTCGTAGCAGTACCTGCAGAAGCACTAGCATTCTTAGCACTGGCACCAGCCGCAGTAGCAGACTGGGAAGCACTAGTAGCACTATCTTCAGCCTCAGAAGCCTTAGTAGTAGCTAGAGTAGCCTGTTGAGTTGCTAGACCAACCTGCTCCTTAGCCTTAGCAACCTCTTGGACAGCCAAGGCAACCTGAGCCTTCGCTAGGTTAACCTGTTTAGTACCCTCAGCAGTAACCGCAGATACCTGTTGGTTACCTGTAGTCGTAACTCTAGTAACCTGCTTAGTGCCTTCATTGGTGACAAGTCCAACCTGCTTTCCCCCTTCACTAGTGATTTTACTAATTTCAGTGGTTGCAGTATCAGTAATTGATTTTATCTGCTTGGCGCCTTCAGTCTTGACTTCTGCAAGAGTAGCATTACTTGCATCAGCATTGTCCTTAGCCTTATTAGCATAATACTTAGCAGAGTATTCAGATCCATCAACAGTACCAGTAGTCTTGGTAGCCCAATCCTTAGCCAAGGAAGCACTATCAGAGGCACTCACCTCAGACGCCATAGCGTTGGCTTCAGACTCCTTAGCGTTCCTCTCAGACACCTTAGCTTCATCAGCCTTCTGAGTAGCAATTACAGCATTCTCATAGGCATTGCTCTCAGAGGTCTCAACATTAGTTTGAATCTGTCGAGCCTCTTCGAGGATTGCTTGGTTCTCTGTCATGACGACATCAGCATGCTTAGCCGCAGATACTGCAGTACCCGCAGAAGCCTTAGCGATGACTTCAGACTCCTTAGCATTAACTTCAGAAGCCTTAGAGTTCGTCTCAGAGACCTTAGCGGCATCCCTAGCGGCCTCAGCATCTAGCTTAGCCTGATAGGCACCCTTAGCATCCTCTTTGTAGAACTTAAGGGTGATTGCGTCGTTGTCATCAATAGGATCCCCAACGTTGACAATACGCTTACCCTTAGCATCCCAATTGCCTTCCTTGTCTACAATGAGTGCATCATTGATGATGTCTCTACCTTCTTCAGCAATATGAATAGTCTGAATAGTAGATACATCAAGGTCTTTAGCCTTGAGTACCGAAGCGTCCTTAAAGGACACAATACGGTCAGTAGCAGACGTATATCTGCGAATAATGATTTCAGTACCACTAGCGGGAGCTGTATTGAATCTAATGGTAGTCTTATCTACAAAGAAGTAGTCTTTAGTGGTGTCACCGTAGTCACCCCCAAGTTTCTCTCGGGAGTCTACGGTGACTTTCACAAACTTCTTTGCTAGATAATCAAAGGGCACATTGAAGTCTGTAGTAGACCCATTGCCCTGATAGTTAGCAATAGTAGAAGCCATTTAGTTAATTATCTTCTTGATCTGTAATGTAGTTAACCAAAGATTGCTGAATAAAGGGTGCATTCGGAGTTACAGCTTTCAAACTTCTGCCGAAAGACTTTGCATATCTCTCTCTATCACCTTCTGTATAGTCATCTTCATTTAGGACTCCTGCATTAAACAGGTTTCTAGTGTCCGCCTGAAGATTATAGAGACCTGTAATAGTTTGAGCCGCAGGAATGTTTGCAAGCAAGCTATTGAAATTCAAGTGCTCAGCCTCTTCATCTAGGATATAGCCTTGATCTGCAGTGGACTTAATGCCAGTATTAAACCCTGCAAGAGAAGCAAGCATAGCAGGCATGGCTAGAATACTAGACCTACTCATACCGTTAATGCCAACATTCAGGATAGTAGTCCAATCTGAATCACTTAAATCAGAGACACCGAACACTCGTTCATAATACTTCTCCCTCTGTTCATCATTCATACCCGAAGCAGTAGCAAAGGTCTGACCAAGAGTAGACAAAGTACCAAGGGCACCCGAAACAAGCCAAGTCATAGCTTGACCTGCGGCATCCCCCTCTTCAAACCTAAGGGCACTCTTAGCCAATCTCTTGTTATAAGATCTAATAGCAAAGCTCTTAAACTGAGTAAGCAAGCCAAGAATTGGGGAATTCTTAGAACCTCTCCACATATAGGCATCAGTTAGACTCTGCCTCTGGATAACCTCAGAGGCAACATAGTCTCCTAGTCTACGCATGATGGTCATGCTCTTTACATCGTTTGCAATAATCGAGTCATACACATCAGGCTTTACTATGATCCTACCAAATTTGTCGACCTCAGTAGCCTCCTTAAAAGCCTTAGTGAAATCAGCAAAATCCTTAGTATTGATATTGAGCCTATTAAGGGTCTTACCATCTAGGAAGGCAACCTTCCCTTTCATACCATGAGCATGTCTAGCAAATTGTCCAATAAAGATATCCTGAGCTGTAGACACAATGGTATCTTGGGACTTATTGAGATACTTAGTAAAAGGGGAATTAGTAGCGAGCCATTGAGTGCCCGCAACCAATCTAGCCTTATACTTATCTCCTCCAAACCTATCTAGGTTTCTATCGTAGATCTCAGTCCAAGCTCCTCTTACTCTAACCTCCTTACCGAAGGCCATATCTCGGAACTCATCCCTTTCCTGCTTAGTCATGCCACCCTTAGACCAATCCTTGATCTTGTCAGGCATACCCGGAATGGACTTAAAGAAGAACGAAGCACCAAACTCTTTAATACCCTCAGCGATCTCAAAGTGGTTAAGGGCACCCATAAAGGCATTATGAGTAAATAATGTAAAGTGCCTAAGAGCGTCAGCAACTGCACTACCCCAAGAAGAAGCATCTTCATTGTCCATACCTGATCTACCATAGTAGTCCGAAAGGTAAGCCCTAAAGGCCTTGGCTTGAAGATCTCGATCGTTAACAGAAGTCTCCTTAAGGTACTCCCCTAGTTGCTTATCCATGATGTCTGAGAACTCCTTGAAGCTCTTAACACCAAAGGCGTCATTGAGGCCCATGTCACCAGATATACGCATATTGTATCCGTTCATGGTTTCTACAATGTTTGTCTGAAGCCTACTAATAGAGAACCCATCATTATCCTTAATAGTGAATTTCCAAGGGGTTCGTTCGTGTTGGTAGTTGTGGGGCATGCCTTCACCCTTAGGGTCATTCATAAGACCCTTTTTGATGGCCTCTGATTGATCCACATAGCCCAAGGAATCGTCCCAAGCCTTCTTTTTAACCCAAGCAGTAAAATCCTCCTGATCGGTGGACACCTTAACCTTAGTGTCCTTGGCAGGAGTATCCTTAGCCTTAGCCGCCAGTTCTTCTTCATATCTAGCCCTAAGGAGCTTAGTGTACTCAGGATCCTCAAGAGTTCTAAGGAGTAGCTTGTAGACACGTGCCCGTGCTTTATTTACTTTCTCCCCATAGGAGCCTGTAAATGTATTAAGGAAGTCCGACACCTTGTTCTTGCTAAGCCAGTGACTTTCGAACTTGTCATTAGACACAGCGGATCTAGCAAGGGGCTTACCATATTCGATGTCACCAGTTGCCTTAAGTTTCCTCATAGCATCCGTCTCACCAATCATACCCCTAGATTGAGCCATATCACCCCACTTACCGTAGAATGCACCCATTCGTTCAACGATCTCTTCAAACAGTTCATTACCGTCAAGATCGGTTGTATAACCGTCTCTTCGTCTACGAATCATTTCATCAAGATCATCACGATCCATTCTGGTCGAATCAAGGAGTTTTAGGATGTCGTCTGCTACGATGTCTACATCTCGCTCACCGTTCTTTCTATAGAAGTCTCTAGCTTCCTCAGCTGTACGAGTAGTCTCAGCATTATTGAACTGTTTGAAAGTAGTCCTATCGCCTCTCTCAGTCTTACCTAGAGAGTCCCAAATATTTCTTACAGCTTTGCCAGCACTACCATCAGTTTTTACTTTATCAATGGTACCTTGAACGGTAATTGTAGGGAGTTTCCCCTCAAGGTTCTTAAGAGCACTATTGAATACCTTAGATGCTTTAGTTTCTTTAAAGACGTCATTAACACCCGAGGAGATCTTTTCTGCATACATTCGTGCACGCCTAGACGCATCCCCTAGCTTAGTAGCATCGTCCTTAAACTTAGTTGCTCTAGCGATGCCCTCAATGGATGCACCAAAGGCCATACCTGTGGCCATATCCATAAGAGCATCATTATCATCACCAGAGGAATAGTTATTAAGCTGTCCAGATGCAACACCCATTACGGCGCCGTATCCAATCCTACCAATAGCGCTACTAGAGCCAAAAACAGGCAGTGCGGTAAGAGGATCACCAAACATAGCACCAGTCCCAGATACAAGATTGTTCCAAAGACCTGCTTGTCCCTGAGCATCTCTATACTCCTGTACGCTTTTAATTACTTCAAGGTTACTCTTAAAGTCCTCACTGGAGGAGGCTCCCTTGAGGACTGCTCTATATCTATCTAGATTATAACCTAGTTGCTTAAGAGCATCCCAACGCTCTTCATCTGTTGGGACATAAGTATTTTGAGCAAGACCTTCCTCATACCCGTAAGCCTTTCTGATCTCTACAGCGCCCCACTCATTAGTAAGGCCACCTACAAAACCAACTTCAGGCTTTGGCTTCTTATGTGCTTCTTCGTATTCCTTTTCTTCAGAACCTGTGAGACCTCTAGCGACGACAAACTTATCTGTAAAATAAAGACCGGGGTTAACGGTTTTCCACCCAAGATCTTCTGGAGAAGCATCGGGAAAGATAGGCATTAGTCCTCCTTATTAAGGTATTCTGTATAACCCTTGACGTTATGGACAGTCTTTCTGACTAGCTTATCAACAACACCAAGAGGCTCAACCTTAGTTCTAGATTGTTCATCAATATACTTCATAAAGCCCTCATGAATACTCTTTCTATCCCATCTAGCCAGTAGAGACCTAGTGTCTGCGTCAACAACTTCAAAAGAATCCGTCATAGGATTGTACCCTTTAATGACACCTTCTTTTGCGTCCTTCTTAAGGGTTTTGATTTTATTGGTTACTTCTTCCTCAAACCAATCCCTAGTAGCCTCAGGTCTGACACCTTTAATCATGAAGAGCTTTGCAGGGATCCTAGAGTCGTCAATAGAAATAGTTTCTTTGTCAAGATCCTCTCTGGATCTATCCATAGCGTCCTTTCTAGACATGCCAACATTCATGTAAGCATAAGTCCTGTTAACCATGTAGCTTTGGGAGTACAAATCTCCCTTAGCATCCTTGGCTAGATTGTCGTAGATCCTCTGTTGCTCCTGTCGACCTTCCCTAGTTTCGCCTAGCTTCTTCTGTTGCTTGAGGGCACTCACACATTGGTTATAGGTCATCCCAAGTTGGTTTGCGTTCATCATTGCAAGGAGAACGTCCATATCATAGGAGCCCATACCACCAAAAGCTGTAGCAAACTGCTTAGGGTTAGACACATAAAAGCTATACATCTTATCAAGATAAGCAGGCTTTTCAATACTAGCGGCATTAGAGTTCTCAAGGGATAGAATGTCAGCCTTAATAGCCCTAACAACATTGTTACCTACCTTACTAAGGTAACTAGAGGCAGGGTTATAGCCACCAGTTGGATTACAGGCCATCTCTAGGATGTCATTTTCATTGATTCTCCCATCCTGAACAGCAAACATGAACTCTCTATCAATATGTTCTTTAGTAGTTCCTACGACATTCTCAGGATTAGTCGGGAGACCCCTAAGCATGGACTCAATATAGTAATTCGCGTTGAGTGATCTACCTTCTTCCTTAAGAGCATCAATTGAGTTAGCCGTGTTCTTAGCAATCAAGGCTCTCTGTTGATCCCTAGCGCTTTGTAGTGATCTAGTGAGGTACTCTACTTCAGCACTTACAACACCGCCTGCCCTGTCCTGTGCAAGAGCAAGCTCCTGCTCGATAGAACCTGTATCGCCATTAGCTACCCAATTGTCAACCTTAAGAGCCTGATAAGTCCAAGCTTCAGCATCAGCCTTCCATGCGGCATTACTAGCGGTCTTGAGAGCTTTGTCCCAAGCAACAGCGCCTACCATATCCCTTACAGAGCTCTTACCGTCAAGAAAGTAAGGCTTCCAGTTCTCCAACTGCTGTAGGATATAGACACCATCTTCTCTACCTGCAATGTCCTCAAGAAGTCCAGAGACCATAGTTGCTTTATCTGCAGGGGAATAGTGGGCAAGCTTGGGGTTCTTTTCACCATCAAAGACATCGAGGATAGTGCCTACAACGTAGTTTGCATTCTTAGAGAGGTCATTAACAGCACCCCTAACATCCGCCAAATCAACAAGCTTAGCCTGTTCCACAGACCACTTGTTGTTAGACTGGATGTTCTGCAACAGAATCTTCTGTCTACTTTCAGGACTATCCGCATAGAAACCCTTAGAGAACCAAGAGTCTTCATTAATGTCATACCCAAAGGAGTCTCTAACATCCTCCATGGCCTTACGGACATGCTTGAAATACTCCGCGTCGACTTCTTCAGGGGACTTTCCGTTAAACTCGTTTCTGTTTACTCTATCTTGGAAATCCTGTTCTGCAAGACTAAAAGCCAACTTACCATGTTGGTACTTAAGTCTAGACATAGAGACAGGGTCATACTGGAAGGGAATGTTGTTGTTCTTAACATCCTCTTGGTACTCCTCAAGGGAGTGAGTACGGAGATACTCATCAGCTTGCTTAAAAGCCTTTTCCTTATAGGCGTCTGCTACAGTACCTAGCTTTTTAAAACCTTCAGCAACAGTAGACAACCAATCAACTTCTTCCTGAGGGGGCTTAAGGCGATCCTTAATGTTAACCTGAACACCCTTAGCCTCCCCTAGCTTAGCCATGCCCTGACTAAAATAGCTCCAATTGTAGAACTCTTGCTTAGCAGAGGAAGCCCCTGCACTATTCTTATAAGCCATTAGTAAAAGTAACCTCCTCGTTCTCTAGGTAGTACATTAGAATTATAATAATTAGACCACTGTTGAATGAAGTCAACATAGGGCTTATACTGTTGGTAATTAGCCATTACGTTACCAAGGATGTTACCACCAGTATTGGATGCAATAGAGGCACTAGAGGTTGCACCGCTCATGCCAGTAGATGCAACTGCGCCTGCACCACCAAGGGCCGCCAACGATCCAGTAGAGGCCCCAGTGGAAGCCATGGTAGACGCCCCCAGTGTCGGCACAGTGCTTGCCGAAATGCCATAAGAGGCTAGGAAACTTTCAGCAGTAACAGCTCCCGCACCGCCTGCGGCCCCTGCTCCACCACCAAGGGCTCCTGTAGCAGTAGAGGACATAGCCCCACCAAGAGCACCACCAACGGCACTGCCAATGCCCGCAGTAGCGGCACCCAAAGCGGCACCTGTAGTAACACCCTGGAAGAGCTGTGCATACAGTTTAGAGCCCTTAATAAAGCTATTAGATAGGTTATCCCTAGCTTGCTCTACAGCGTTCTTAGTCTCAATGTAGAGAGCCTCCTTTTGAGACCTAACGTTCCACACATCAACCTCATAGGCTTCCTTTAGAGCAGTCTGCTGTCTAAGATTCGTACCTCTAATAACCTGCCCAAGTTTATCTTGAGTCCTCCCTTCCACACCCGATTCAGCCTGAGCCGCCTCAACTTGTGATTGATTTTGGAAAGCGTTCACCGACATGTTGAAAAGGTTGCCTACAGCAGAGTCATAAAGGGATCGCTCTTGTCTATTCAGAGCGGCTTGATTGTAGTTGTAATTAAGTTGCATGTAATACATCTGCTTCTTAAAAGCCTTAATCTGATTACGATTAGTCTTTGAAGCACCGTATAGAGAACTACCACCACCAACTACTGCACCAACAGCGGCACCAACACCGATTACGACACCACTCATTCTTTAATCAATTCCTTTCTATTAGTTGTTAATAGCATCCACTCTGGAGTAAACTCTTTCTCACATTCCCTTAGGTCAACCTTATCAGTCCTAAAGCACATCGTAATGTGCGTGTCTTCAAGTGCCCTAAAGGCTTGCCTACGACCACTCTCAGCCTGAATGACGTTGTAACCCTTAAGCCTCCCTACAGTATTCCCTAGTGTAACATAGCAATCCCCACTAACAATTACAGTAGTAGGGATCTGGATGAAAGCTCCAATAATAGCTACATCCTTAGGGATAAAACAGGTTCTGTAATACACCCCTTCATAAACAAAGTGTTCAATGGGGATTTCAACTTCATTACAGACACAACTCTCCATAGCATGAATTGCGATGTCACAAAGCATGTTATTCTGCTCAGGAGTTAAGGGTTTCAACTTCATACGCTACTATTCCTTCTAATGTAAAGACCTCCCCAACCGCCTGAAATCAGGTTAATAGGTTGGACATTGTCGGAGCAGACAGTAATGACTACTTCATCATTATTGTCTTGAATTGGGAACTTAAACTTACCCGTGTAAACCTTGTTTGCCCCCAAGATAGTCGGAGATTCACCAAGGTTCCTACCAGTAAACCTATACTTAAAGTGCTTTTCCTTAAGGTCGTTATCAACCTTGCATTCAAATACACCAGAGTTACTATAGTTAAACCAGAAGTACCTAAGCTGTAGCCTACCTTCAATCTCGGAGATAACACCCCCAGTATCCGTATTCCTCTTAATGGCCTGCTTAGAGAGAGTCACGCAGAATTTGTAGGTAAGGCCCACAAACACCTCAACACCCCTCATGTCCCCTTGGAGTCTAAAGACACCATTGGAATCCCAGTCAGTAACCTCAGTAACGTAACCGTCTTTAGTGACAATGAAATACTTATGATCCTTAGTAGACGGGATAGCACCGTAGATGTCATTAAGAGACACCTCAGTGTAATCCTCATAGTCACTGTACTTGTTTGACTGAGGAATCGTGTACTTTTTCTTACGATCCATAAAGAGCCTAGTGGGCTCATCAGAGAAGTCAACGGCATTACCTGTCAGCAAGGCTTTCTCTAGATACAGACCATTCGGAGAGTTGATAAGAAGATAAATCTCTGAGTCAACAAACTCCGCTAGGAGAACCTCAGAATTCTTGTTTGCAAATTCCCACTTGAACCAAGCCTGCTGTTCACTAGTAGCGTTAACAAGAATAAATTTATAACAGTATACGATATTAGGGGTAGTAGAAGAGATAGCCGTAACTACGTTCTCCGTGGTGTTCCCAGAGAGTCTTGTGATGCCCTTAGGGATGTACGTAGGCACATGTGCGGCTACGTCTTCAGCATCCTTTAGGTCAGCTACGTCCTGCAAGGAGTAGTAACGCATCATAGAACAGTAGTTTACTCGATCATTTACAAAGAAGATCGAAGGGCCAATAGAGATAGGCTGGACGTTCGTGTCATAGTCAAAGTTAGTGATTTGGTCACACTTGACACTCTTAGGAGTCATGACGCCATCACTAGACAAGACAAACTGACCTTCACGGGAGAACAACATAAGCTCTCTAGCAAAGGGAACAGCATGAGTCAGGATGGCAACCTTATTCGAGGAGACAGAAACGTCAATAGGGTCAGTGTCTGCAATAGCCGCAGATGACTTAAACCAGAAATTAAAGAAGTCGTTGGTTGCACTAAGGATAATGGATTCATCCGATATTACCCCTAGGCGATTACGGTAGAAGAAGATGTCATTGATCTTCCTACCAATAAACGAAGGATCAGGATTAGTGTCTTCATTACCTGCACCTCTATCAACCCACGGGAGCTTCTTAAGAAGAAAACTTCCATCCTCCTGCCTAACAATAGCATGAGGCATATTCTTAGGGTTAATCTTAGTGGGAATCCTAGGTGCAACAGTTTCCTTCCACACCTTATGTTTGTCATCCCACTTTACATAGAAGTCATCATCTTCTGAATTCTTTTCCCCAGACACCTGCATGATGTAATCCTCAGGTGCAATCGGAGGGAGCTTATTAACAGCCGTAACCTTACCCATGTAGGCAATAGCGTTCTGGTTACCAAAGCCATCCTTAACTAGGACATTGGGAGGATCCCAACCAGACTTAGACTGAATCGTAATAACAGAGTCACCAACGAGGCCTACGGTATAAGAACTCATACTCGCACTAGACCTAGAGTAACCCATAGAGGCTCTACCACCGACCTGATTCAATAGGTCATCATAGGTTCCACCTACGTCAGGATTACCTCCGTCAGGTTTCTTACCTGTATTAAGAAGGGCATACAATGCTCTTGCAATAAAGGCAGTAGTAGTCTGAACAGCTTGCTTAGCTTCAGCACCATCAGGGGTAATAACGCCACACATATACTCGCCATCGACATAAATGGCGTAAGTCTTAGCATACTGGGCATTCTTTATGTACACTAGAGCAGTATCCTTTTTACCCGCAGGTGACGTGCCTTCTACAGCACCAACCTCCTTCTCAGTGTTCAAGACAAAGGTGTAGTCAGCAACAGTAACTGCCTTTAGTTTGCCCCTAGGGTCACTAGTGGTGATGTACTTTTTGGACTCGTCATCTTCAAACTTGCAAGTCTTAGGCACACCATTAAGATCAAAAATCTGGTATTCCCCAGACCCCATCTGGAGAATATACTTTTCCTGTTCGTCTCTATTGATTACATGATACTTCTTCTTTGTAGCATCAACACGGTCGGACAAACGCTTGACTGCAAGAGTCGGAGGTCTCTTTTGGAGACCCTCAACTTCATTAGGGAACCCGTTGATAAGCTCAGTTACCTGATCTGGGAATCTGATGATGTCAGGTTGTTGAGAGACACCACCTTTGAATGAATGAATGCTTTGAGATACTAGAGGCATGTTTAGCTCCTCTGAGTCTGCTGGCTAATGAACTGGTCATCATTGAGGATGTTGTAATTACCATCCGTCAGTTCATAGTCTACAATGTCTGCATAAGCCGCACTCTCTTCCAATTGAAGATGTGCATCAATATCAGCAGAGGTAAGGTACCTCATCTGAAAGACTCTACTGGCTCTAACAGTAATATACTTTCTGAAGACCTGAGGAAGCTCCTCAAAAGGAAGTTCCCTGACAAGTTCATCCAGAGTAATGCCTTCAGGGAACTCTAGAGCCCCTGAATCAAGATCATAAAAATAGCCTTCCCTGCTTACGAACTTATAGCTAGTAGAGACAGCCCTAAGGAAGTCTCTACCATAAGCAACTTTGTTAGTAAAAGAGTCAGGCTTCAAGGTAACACTGGTGAGAGTGTTAAAGCTGTAACCCCTAGACTGGATCTCTTGACTGACAGCCTTAAGGATTCTTACAGCATTCAGAACATCCACATTAGCATCATCCTCAAGAGAATTAACAGGACTAGAGCCTACGGATGACAAAATTTCATTTACTGCATCAAGTTCAGTGCTAGGAGTGACAATCATTATTCTTCCTTGTTGTTATTCTTTTCGACGGTTCTTCGAGGCTTAACAGGCTTTGCAGTTGCACTAAGGAGACCCAGTTTCTGAGCCTCCTCGGGGGTAAGCTGGTACCCCCACTTGTGCACCTGACAGAAGTAAGTAGTCTCGTAAGCCTTCTTTACTTCTTCAATGGTCATCTATTAAACCTGAGCTTCCTTAACAAAGACACCAACGGCTTCGGGACGGAGACCACCGTGACCCATAGCGTACTTAGCAATGATCTGGTCAGCCTGATACTCAGCACGGCGAGCACGTTCCATAGCAAGATCCTTAAGCTTCACCGTACCAACAGCGGAACGATGGAAGACAATACCCTGAAGCTTAGCGGCAGTAAACTTCGTATTGAGCTTATGCTTACCATCAACACCATCGTTGAGGAGGTGCGGAACTTCAATCACTTCGAAACCACAAATCGTCTGGAGCTTGCCAGAGTTCGGATCGAAGAGAGCCTGATAGTTAGCTGAGTCGGGCATAAGAGCCTTAATAAGAGCAGAGTAACCTTCAGGCGTCAGGAGGCAGTAACGGTCACCCATCGGAACGTAGTTCTTCGTAAAGGCGGCACGAGCGGCAAGGAGGCCTTCAATGATCTTGTTGCCATAATCAGCGGACTGCGAGATAGCAAGACCCGTTTCAAACTCGAAAGCCTTTCCAGTACCCTGAACCTTTTCGGCACCAACACCGTTGTCAGGAATATTTTCCGGAACAGCGGCATCCTTAGCGGCCATGTTAGCAAGTTCATTAATAATAGCACAGTCAGCAGACTGAGCAAGGGCTTCACCAAGCTGACGTGAGTATTCAACTCGAACGTCATAGTGGTTCATAGCATCATCAATATCAGTGATGAGGCAGTCAGCAGTAAGAAGACCATCAATAGCGATGACCTTTTCGGAGTGTTCAAACTTCTTACGCTGATCATCAAGAGAGTTACCCGGAGCAAGATACTTAGCACGGGTACGGCCCATAACAGCGAACGAAGCAGACTTACCATGGTCAATCGTTCGAACCTGATGACGGGACATCATCACGGTGTTACGGGCGAAGGCAGTCAGGACTTCACCTGAAAAGACCTTCATAAAGAGAGCATCGCGTTCACCTGCAGAAGGCTTCTGACCAGGATTAGAGATACCAGCAGCATCAAGAGCGGCCATTGTTTATAGTTTCCTATTAAAAATTAAAGATTGTTGTTGTTAAATAAAATTAAAAGTTAGTTGCCCACATCTGCTGTTCAACCATACGGGTATACCCTGCATCACGACCATAACGAGGATCAGACATAGCCTTGATCACGTCAGCCTTGCTACTGTAACCCTTAGGTGAACCATTAGGAGCTGATGCACCACCATGAATAGACTTCTTGGCAGTACCCATCTTGGCAACCATCTTAGCCTTCATACCTTCAAGCATAAGAGTGATTGCATTGATGTTGTTGTTGTCGATGGCTCGATTAAAGGCGTCAATAGACTTCTTAGTAAGGTTCTGAGAAGCCCAATTGACAATGCTACGGTATTCCTTTTCACCACCAACAGACTCATAAATAGCCTTGGTGAAACGCTCCTCCATAGCAACACGACCTTCAATAAAGGCTTCAATAACTTCAGGCGGATAGCCTGCCTTATTGAGGGCTTCAATAGTCTCTTCGGAAAGAGAACCATTGGTCTCATATTCCTTGACTGCACTATTGAAATCGACACCCTTACCCTTAAGGTCTTCCTTAATCGAAGAAATTGCCTTACTGTGCTTGTCTACTTCTTCCTGAAGGTCTTTCTCACCTTCTTCCTTATTATCTGCAGTAGACTCGTCACCTTCTTCGGCATTGCCTTCGGTATTAGTGGAAGGTTCTTCCCCCTCAGTTTCGACAGGGGGAACACCTTCATTGTCATCATACTGAATCTGGTCAGTGCTAGATTCCATGATTTCAATGCCATTAGCCTCAGCTTCCTGCTGAAGAGACGGCGCATCATAAACTTGAGAATTGTCTTCCATTATTTATTATTCCATTTGTGATTTAGCTTCCTCAGTAGCAATCTGTGCAGAAGCGTCGATACCCTGCTGTTGTGCATACTGTTCCATAGCGGCCTGCTGTTCTGCCTGAAGTTCCTCAGGGGTCTTCACAAGACCAGTAGCGTCAATATGAGCCGCCGCAAAGATTCTAGTAGCCAAGTTACCTACGTTAAGAGCCTGAAGGAATTCAGGGAACTGTTGCATAATCTGCAATGCCTGAGCAAGATTGTTAAGATCCTGACCTCTGCCAAGAGCGTCAACACCCGTAATAATCGTGGGTTCAATCTCAGCAATACTCTCATCAAGCACAGGAAGCAAACCCTGAGACTGCATCTGATTAAAGACACAGCCAACAAGAGGATACTGAAGTTCCTGAGACAGGAGAGAATAGACACCGCCCAAGGTGTCCTCAAGTTCACCTGCGACGTACCTAATCTCTTCTGCGGTAACTCTATCTCTACCTGCCGCACCACTCTGAACTGCAGAGTTCAAAAGGAATGCGTAAGACAAGCGAGATTCAATCTGCTGTGCCGTAGTCAACACAGTAGACATGTCCATGCTCTTATTCAACTGCATGGGAATCACGTCTTCCTGTCGTCCCCTAACGAAGGCACCATTCGCAGCCTTAGCCAAGGCTCTAATGTTCGTCTGGCAAGCAGGAGAAACCAAATAGAGAACCTTAGATGCAACCATAGACATCTCTACAATTGCCTTAGAGAGGTTCTCAAGAGAGACCAAGTCACCCAAATAGTCCTCAACGAAGGATCGGCCATAATGTTCACCATCCTTCTTGGTGAATCGCAAAGGAATCCAAGGAGTCTTACCTGCAGGGTACTGCTGTTCAGAACCTGCAATGACCTCACTTTCGATTTCCTGATAGGTTTCCCAATGATAACCTTCACCTTCAGCAACCCTGTAGATATGCGTATAAATATCTACCTTCTCATTGAGAGACTGGTCACCAGTTTCAGGGAGCAAGGATTGAATGTTATCAGGGAGTGAGCCTCTAGCTACAGTGTCCTTAGCAATAATCTGAAGGACATTGCCAATAGCATCTCGCTGTACCACATACTCTCTAAGGCTATAGCATCTCATGCCACCCTCAGCAGGAGGGAGAAACAAGAGAGCATTACCTGCAATGATCAACTGCTTGATTGCTTCAAAGAGAGTAGGTCTGAGAGATTGAGACTCCATATACTTGACCATCTGCTGTTCCATAAGTGAAAGACCATACTCAATATTGTCCTTCATCTGGGTATCTCCAGATTCATTCAGCATGATGGTTGATTCAGAGTCAAGCCCAAGTCTAAAGAAAGGCTGATTCGGAGGCAGAAGAGCTAAGAGAAGCTTAGAGGCAAGATTGTTAAGACCTCTAGCACCTACAGAGTTATATGGGGTAGTGTAGTTCGTACCACCATCATCAGATTCCTTAGGGAAAAGCATAGGAATCGTGTAGGTCGCACACTTCTCTGCTCTCTGAGTATACGGGTCTCGGTCGGTAGTCAGTTTGTCATAGGTAACCTTAGCACCCTCAAGAGGGATGTTACCTGCAGTATGTTCAGTATTAGTTGCCATTCCAACCGTCCCATCCATCATTCAATGATTGATTACCAACCATCATAACCCTCCTTGTTAGACAATGTTACGGCCTGCACCAGTAACAGGGGTGTCATCCTTGGAGATCTTCAAGGCTTTCTTACCCTTACGATACTTAATCTTGACAGGCTCTTCCTTCTGTTCAGCTTCACCTTCCTGATTGGTCAGTTCAAGTTCAGGAGCAGGAGTGGGTGCCTCAACTGCACCGCCACCACCAGAGCCGCCACGGTAAGCACCAAAACTAGCAATCTTAGCCACCTTCTTAAAGGCTTTCTTAATCGAGAATCCCATTTAAATTTCCTTATAAAATGTTTTGTATGAAGAATAACCTAGGTGTTTCTCATAGGTATTCTCCAGCATCTTTCTATTAGGGAGATTCGCATTAGAGAACATTACCAGTTTAAAGCCTTTATCCTTCGCAGTCTTTTCTAAGACATACGCCAAAGCTCTAGCTAAACCAACACCTCGCTTAAAAGCTACAGTGCATTCTTCGTTAATAACTTGGATACTCGTAGGTGCATACCAAGGACTCCCCCAAGACACTAGGGATGCACCCACGAGTTCCATATCCTTATCGTAGCAACTAAGTGCACAGTAACCACTATTATCTTCTGATAAGACAATCTGCTTTAGAAAATCATAGACAATGTGCTTACTAGAATACTTAGAGACAAACGGAAGGGAATTAGGATTGTATTTAATCAGCTCAATTCCCTTGTCAAAAATATAATCTAAGATCTTAATGTCTTCTTTACCTTTTAAGACACAAATCTTATAGACCTTACTAGAGGGGATTAGTCCCTCGTGCAGAACCAACATAGTCAATCCTTAAGGCTTTCTTTCCCTTATTCTTTTTGCGTTCTTCAGATTCCTCAGCCCCAAGCTCAGGTGCCTCAGGCTCAAGAACAGGGTTCTCAATAGCAGGAGCATTGACCTTAATGTCAGGAGTCTTAGGCTTCTTAAAAAGAGCCCCCATAGTTAGCTATCTCCATTAATTAGTTTGTTTATTATAATGATCTTCAAGATAAGAGATAACCTGTTGGATACCCATAAGGAGATTACGGTCATCAGAGTACCAAATCATCTTACGGATATCGAAGTCCTTCTGGATTCTCTCAAGGAGCTCCTTAGGAATGTACGGGAAATCTTCATCAATATCAACCACGTTATTGTTATCAAGTTCCATAGTGTATGTGTTCCTTAGTCTACTAGGGGATACTAATTAAAATTTGTCTTGTTGTATTAGGAGTACATTTTGGGGTTGTACAGAGGAGGGATCTCACCTTCAGTGAACCTAAGGAAGTCTTCCTTACGGAGAATCCTAGCCATCGTACACTGCAGAATAGCATCGTCTTCAGTAAGTCCCTGCTTCTCATAAGCCTTGACCACAGCATCCCAATAGGACTCCACAGGAGTAGCATCAAGGAGCCTCTTAGCCTTTACAGGGCCATACGTAGGACATCCCTTATAGCCATCCGTAGTGTCACCAATGAGAGTCTGATACATGAGCCAATACTTCGATTCATCCTCAGTAATGTCTTTAAATTCACCTCTACCAAAGTCAAAGAATTTAGATGGAATAGTCTTAAAATCCTTATCCATAGACACAATAATAGCGTCTTTATAGGTAGTAGCATAAATACCAATTACATCATCAGCCTCAAGATATTTAATGGGTTTAATTACGATATATTCGGAGTTATTATAAACCCATTCAACCAAGGCTTTATAACAGGTAGGCTTTCGGGAATTCCTTCGATTACTCTTATATTCAGGAAGATAATGCTTTCTAAAATTATCCTCATCAGAGAAGAAAAACATCATATCTGAAATAGAGTAATCTTCAAGAGTGGTTTCCTTTAGGGCAAACAAAATGTTATCCAAAAGATTCCTAAACTGCTCAACGGCATCCTCAAGGTAAGCATGGCAAGTCCAAAGACCATCACCCCAGTCGATGTCCTTTTGGACACTAGAGGATGCCTTATAGGCAAGGATATCTCCGTCAATCAATAGCTTGGCCATAGTAGATATCCTTATGGTAGTTATAGAGCTCAAGGCCTTCAGTAGTCAGGTGCCACTTGTTGGTAGGCTTACCAAAGCAGAAGCACGTAATGTGACCACGAGATGCCGCCTCAGCTACAAGCTTAGCTTTGTATCGACAGAAATCAGACTGAAGCTTAGGGGTATGAGCGTCAATATACCCAAGGAACATAAGATACTTGTGCATTATTCGTAGTCCTCCTCATCGTCACCCCAGTCGTAACCAGTCTCAAGCTCAATGTTGACATCCTTAAGTGCTTCAATGATAGCCTCTTCAGTAGTCGTGTCATAGAGCTCACGGACTCCATTAGGAGTCTCCAGACGGGCATTAAGGTAACTCCCGTCCTCATCTCGTTCGTACCAGAAAATGATTTTGATCTTCTTATTAGTGGCAGTCATACCAGTTATCTCCAATTTTACCTTCAGTATCCAACTGACAATTAAACTTAAAGAACTCCTGAGTCTGTCTCATAGACTCCTGAGCAATTCGTACACAGTCTTCTGCAATCTCTTTGGTTCTGCAGGCAACCTGTACTTCATCCATACTGTTTCCCATATTACTACGGGTGTCGGACTATCTCTTTACAGCCTATTGGCATTAGCTGTAGTAGGCATTTCGAGACTAGGGGAATCTCACCCCTAGCCCCTACGGTTTACACCTAGTCTCTACACTTCCATTCTCGGATCCATTTGCAAGCACATGAAAACGAGACACCAAAGACCTCACCTAACTTAGTTCCAGAACACTTACGCCTTTCCCAATACTCCTTAGCTTCAACCTTTCTATCAGCGTATCTAGTGGAGTTGTGTTCAACTTTATGATCTGAGATCTTAACTAGTTCAAGATGGTCAAGGTTACAACAGGCACGATTATGGCACTTATGGTGAAGTTCATAGCCTTCAGGGATTTCACCATTAGCTTCTTCCCAAACAAGTCTATGAGCCATAATTAAAGGCTTTCTACCAGTGCCTTCATACCTGTGATCTCTAATCCTTAGATAACCATCTTTATTCAGTCTATGTGATGTGGAGACTATGCAACCGTTTTGATCTTGAATCAAGACCATAGGTTTACCACGCATAGTTCCTCCAATGTTTAGCTCGGGATTGCCACAGAGGGGTTTCCCCGAATTAACCTACTTTAACGTGCACAATGAAATTTATGCACCCAAGCCATCATGGCAAAGTCTCCGTCCCAACCATGCTTGTAGCCTGCTTTACGCATATTCTCCTCAACAAGGCACACCCACTTCTTACAAATTAGGGCACCTGCAGACTGCAGGATAGTGTTCAGAGCCGAGTGAGGGCTTCGCACATAAACAAGGCGGCGATCAAGCCCAAGAATATGATGAGAAATATTAAGAGTAGGGCAATCAGGGTGGACACGTTTCTTCCATTTTACTTTTTGAGTATTACCAATCCATTCGGAAGACTCAACAAGAGCCTTTTCGATGGAGCTACAGAGCTTCTTATATGCAGGTACAGCCTTAAAGAACCTTTCCTTAAGAGCCTTACCGTCCTTAGCAGTCCCGTTGATGACAGCCCCAAGCTTACCATCACCACCACCATAGAGCATACAGTAGATCATGGTCTTAGCTTGGTCTCTAGTAGGAAGCCCTGCCATCTTCTGATTATGGGTGTGAATGTCACCCTCAAGGATTTCCTTTATGTAAGCCCCGTTGTCAAAAGGATACAGAAAAGACCCAAAACAACGAAGTTCGAGACCAGAAGCGTCGATACCTGCCTCAAACCAGCCTTTAGGTACTGTGAACAGAGACCTACACTCCTTACCATATGGAGACCTTCCTGCAGGCACCTGTGCAACATTAGGATATGAATGAGTTGCACGACCAGTAACAGCCCCATTAGGATTGACAGAACCATGAATTCTGTAGTAACCATCTTCATCCTCAACCATCAGTTTAAGCCAAGCATTGTCACCCTCAGCAAGCTGTGCAATACGCTTGTTAATCAACAGGTACTCAAGGATCTTAGGTGTCAGTGAGATACCCATAGCAGACTGCAGGGTATCTTCATCAACCTTAGGAGCACCCGTAGGTGTAACCTCAGTAGGTTCCCAACCTCTTTCCATAAGAACCTTAGCGATATGGCTACGAGAGTTAGGATTAAAGGTAACCTCTTCGTATTGAGGATAAGGAACACCTGCCTTAATGCCCCTCTTAGCATTATCTCGCTTGTAGATCTTGTCTCCCTTGTAGACAGTCCAAGTACCTACCTCAGAGACAAGGCTATCATAGATCTCCTGCCTCTTAGCTGAGAGTTCAGCATAGAGCTTTACTGCCGCATCTTTATCAAAAACAAACCCATTACGCTCCTGCTTAGCCATAACCCAAGCAATGTCATGCTCAAGCTGAATAGCCTTCAAAGGGTAACCCTTAGCCATCAGCTTATTGAAGAGCTTAAGGGTAACCACAACGTCCTGCTTGTTGTACTCATACATCTCAGGAGTGAACTTGTCCCATGCGTCCTCTTGTTCACCGTAGGTGCCCTTAAGCTCACCCATGCGGTAACCATAAGCCTTCAAGCTATGGGAACCATAGAGAGCCTTAGGGAGCTTTCCAGTACGCATAAGACCAACGTCAGTGTCCTTGATGTTCGAGTAGATCAAACGAGCAAGCACAAGAGTGTCAATACAGACATCTCGAACATCAAACTCAAACCTCTCACCCTTGAGCTTCTTAAGAGCAGGGATGTCGAATTTGCAGATATTGTGACCGACGATGTTGTACCCGCTAGTACCATACTCATTCAGGGCATCAAAGAACTCATCAAGATCAGTGTAGCCAGTGTACAAATCAGTATAGGAGTCGTACAACCAACCACACCAAAACCTCTTGGTCGTATCAAGCAACCCATCAGTTTCAATATCGAATACAATATATTTGTCTTTAATTGTCAGCATTTTCTATTCCTTAAATAGCTTTGCTAAAAGATCCTACAGGAACACCAAAAGGAAAGCTACTGTAATAGAGATCACCCACATGGCAATCATGTAGATCTTGAATACCAGAAAACTTAGGTCTCTGTACTCAGCAGAATACTCATGCTCAGCGGCTAGAAGCACAGGGGCAATAGGAAGCAACAGGAGTGTCCAAAAGCATGAGAGGACACGATCCGCAAGAGACATGTCCTTGTCGTAATACCAGAAAGTAAGCGGGGAAATAAACTCTTTAAAACTCATTTTCTTCATCCTCAAAAGGACATTCAAGGTCTGCCTCATAATCAGAGAGCCTACCAGTGTCCTGATCATAGTAAAGGTGGCCACTCACCCCAGTGTCACCACTGAAGCGGTTCTTAAGGACTCTGAGAGTCAACACATTGGGATTGTCACCCTGTTGATTTCTTTCAAGGCCAATCACCATGTCAGATAGCTGTGCAATAGCTCCAGACCCTCTAAGTTGACTAAGGGATACCTGTGCCCCCTCTTCGTGTCCCCTCTTCTCAGGACGCTTAAGGTGAGACACTACGAACATGGTAGCTCCAGTCTCTTCCACAAGGGAACGAAGGTTTGTCATGAGCTTATCAATAGCCTTTCTTTCTCCCCCGTCCTCATCGGCATCCATGCCAGAGACCACAATGGAAATGTGATCAAGGAAGATTCGTTTGCATCCTAATGAAACGATCATGTACCTAAGTTTACTAAGCAGATTGCTTGAATCAAGAGACCCAAAGTGGTCATAGAGGAAGAACCTGCCGTTACCAATTGTCTCGCTAAAAGATCTGCTTCGCTCACTTTCATCTGCACACTCAGGGTCGAGTATGAGTCGTCTATTGAGATGGATAGACATGAGTTCCAACCCAGTTTTTCGAGTAGATTCTTCAAGAGCAACAATTCCGCAAAGTTCTCCCCTTTGAACACCAAAATAGTATTCGAGTTCTCTGAGTATGGTTGACTTTCCCATACCACTTCCACTTGTGAAGACATACAGTTCGCCATGTCTAACTCCTTTAGTTTTGTTCTGAAGTGCAACCCAAGGGTATTCTACGGAATCCTTCAGGTCATCAATATCGGTAACACACTTCTCATACAAGTCTGTACCCGCAACAATCCCATCAGGTCTATAAGGCTTTGCATTCCAGATAGCCTGAATGACCTCACTGCCCTTACCCTCAAGAAGGCACTCATTAGGATCCTTCAAGGGAAGATTAGCAATGAAAGCTTTACCTGCAGGGAGAACCTTAGCACACTCTTCACAAGCCTTACGACCGGGCTCGTCCATGTCAAACATAAGAACGACTTCTTCAAACTTATCCAGATATTCTAGATTAGCTTCAATAGCCTTCTTAGCCGCTTGAGCACCATTAGGGATACTCACAACAGGCCATTTGTTTGACTGGAGCTGACTCACAGTAAGACAATCAATCTCACCTTCAGTAATCACAATCTTCTTACCAGAAGACCACAGCTGAGAACCGAAGAGGTGATTAGCGATCTTACCAAGTACAGCAAAGGACTTGTCAGGGAACCTAAGCTTCTGACCTACGATGTTACCATTGTCATCATAGTAGTTGGCTACTTGACAGGGAGTACCCTTGTAGTCTCCTACCATGTACTTAAACTTGGAACAAGTGTCTTGATTGATCTTCCTTGCAGAAAGATAGGACACATCAAGATCATCAAGGGGAATACATTCCTTACACACAACACTCTCCTTTTGTTGGATTACTTTCCCATCAGCTCTAAAATACGAATTACAAGAATAACAATACCTATGGCCATCGCTAAAGACTCCACAGGCGTCAGAGGAACCACACTTAGGACAAGGCTCATGATAAAGGAACGTACTCTCTTGATAATCTTTCATTTTTACAACAGGTAGTTTTCTACGAGATACCGAAGGCTCTTCCAACCGCTCAGATTAGCATACTTGCGGTAATCAGGATCTTGAATGCAAGCATGCTCCATAGGAGACAAATGCCTGCCCTCATAGAGGTGATCGTACAGCTTCATATCCTTCTCAAGGTCAGGCTTAGAACCATCATGATTATTATAGCTCACTCGGGCACATCGTGCGGAAGAGATCTTCATAAGCTGACGGTAGTTCTCCTTACCAATCTCCTTAATGTCCTCATCAGTGATGTACGGAAGGGACACGATAGCATGCACCTTATCTGCACCCATGCAAGCAAAGATATCAGGGCAGTCCTTACGAGGAAGGCTAACCTCAAGAACACCTACTTCCTTGTTACGGTAACGATCCATCTCGTCATAGATGACTCTTGCAAGCTGTCGGATTTCAGGCTGTGCATCAGGTGCAAGCCTAAGGGCAAAGAAGTTGTACCACTCAGTGGCAGTAATGATCACCTTAATGAACTGGAAGGGTTCAAGGATGCGATTGACGTGTTGCTTATGGATACCCAAGCGTTCCATCATCTCAGCAGTCTTGCAGGCATTATCTGCGGCTTCCTTCCAAAGAACATGGAAGGCAGTAGCAGTAACTTCATCAGCCTCAGTCTCACCTACCATACCCTTCTGATTCATGAAGACCTTAGGAGGCATCACAGGGTTCTCTCGCACCTGTTCAATCACACGCCTCACAGGGATAGCACGTGAGCTACTGGCATTACGTGAGAAGACACGATGTGTCATGAACTCACTGTGGATATACCTAGGATAGGTCAACTCGAAAGTCCACAGGTTTTCATAATGGACAAGACACTTAGCAGTACAAATATTCATTCTTCATCGTCCTCATCGTCGTCATCTTCCTCGTCTTCTTCATCAAGAGATTCAAGATACTCCTGATACTCGTCCTCCCAACGAGCTTCCCAATCAGATTCCATTCGATCAAGTTCCTTCTGAGTTTGCATATAAGCCTCTGTCTTTAAATAAATTGGTACCCTAGGAGGGAATCGAACCCTCACGAGCCTTGCTTCTCAGCTGATTTTAAGTCAGCCGTGTATACCATTTCACCACTAGGGTATATTGGCGGAAGTAGTAGGATTCGAACCTACGAGCCATCTCTGACTGACGGTTTTCAAGACCGTTGCATTAAACCACTCTGCCATACTTCCTGAATTCTGTGGGGTAACCGTTGCCCCATCGGATCTATTTCAGTAGACATCCTAGTCGGGAGCTACCCGACCTACTAAGAGCCGTAGGACTTCCTCACTTCTCTTATGATGAGAGGAGTACAATCAAACGGCGTATTTGGCCTCTCCTACAGGACTCGAACCTGTGACCACCTGCTTAGAAGGCAGGTGCTCTATCCAACTGAGCTAAGGAGAGTTATCTTAATTAGGTTTGGTATCTTTAATAGATTTTTTATAGAAGTCTATTTCATTCTCTAGATAGTTATTAAAGATTTCAGCACCTAAGTAAGTATAGAGAGCTTTCTCTTTCTCTAAAGAAGCTTTATATAGATTTTCTACAGGACATCCTGTATCTTCATCTTCATCTGTCACTAGCAACTGATCTTGTAAATCAAGTTCAGTTTTAATGTTAGATATGATTTCTTGAAGATGCGGGTTGAGTGTAATAAATTCAACCATATTAAAACCCCTTGGCTCCTTCCCGATGTTTTATGCCGATAGTTTAGAAGACTATTTCGGGGGCACGCCGTGTAAGTTAATTATTGCTTCGAGTCGCCTATTGGTGTCTCTGAGTATCTTAACACCTTCTCCGTGTAGCTCTGCACCTTCTGACAGTAGCTGTCTACATACGACGACTGACTCTGCAGTAACTCTGTCGGTATGTTGCATGATGGCTTTGTTTCCACTGTTGATGTTGTACTGCAACCTGCTAATCCGCTTATCAAGAGCAGATTGCACAGCATCAGTGGTAGCCATGTCTTTAAGAAGTAAGTTAATCGTTGCATCTTTTCCTTTGGTTACCTCATCAATCTTTGCAATGTACTCTTTCTGTGTTGATACTAGGATCTCCCTATACTTGTTCTCTTCATAGGAAGATCCTAGGTACAAACCAACAAAGAATGCAACACCAATGATAATGGCTTTAACGTATCTAAGCATGTTGCTTCTCTCTACTAGCGTACACTAATAGCCTACATAGACGAGATCGCCCTCTTGTACGTCATCAATGCAACCATTGTATTCCTCAAAGTCTACCTTAGATAGACCTGCCTTCTCTAGAAAGGTTTCTTTCTTAGAAAATTTAAGGAACTTAGCACCCTTACCGTACCACGACTTAACATCAAAACAGGGACAGTCCTTATGGACTCCATCAAAATCTCGATGACCACATACAGTGACCTCATCGTTATATACCCCTCTCAGGTAATCAATAAGGACTCTAAGGGAATCCTTCTGCTCCTTAGTGAAATTGTCAGTGGACTTACCGTTACGATCAATGCCACCGATCAGGCAGATACCTACGGAATCGCTATTGTGCCCTTTGACATGTGAACCAACGGCATTCAGGGATCTACCCTCCTGAATAGTACCATCGGTCTTAATGACAAAGTGATAGCCAATACCGAGCCATCCTTGCTGTCGGTGCATCTGATCAATCGTCTTCCAATCATAGGAATCTTTGGGTTGTGTAGCAGAGCAGTGAACAACAATGAATTTGGTTTCAGGTCTTGACTTGTAATTGATGAAACTCTTATGAGTCTCAATGTAAGGTTTCTTATAGTTAACGGTCATTTTTACTCTTCTTCTTATCAAACAAGACACCCCTAGGGATTTTCCTTACAGGCTCTTTTAGCCATTCCTCAGGGATCTTTTTGTCTGCATAGGGGATCTCATTCTTGTCACAGAATGATGCGTAGGTAGTCTTAGATCCCTTGTAGATAGGAGTAGCTGACCTACTAAAGACAAAACGAATGTCTAGGTTAGGATGTTGCTCTTTAATGAGCAGGTGTTTCTTTCTATCCTCTGCGTCCCATACTCCTTTGGTCTCAACAATGATTCCATTAGGAAGGACGAAATCAGGGGTGTACTTGTGTTTGCTTTCGGGTACTACATACTCAAGATAATATTGCTCGTAGTTAGGTTCAATTGAAAAGGTCTTGAGAAAATCACTGTTGACCTCCTCAAGACCTGACCTGTAAGTACCCGTATTATGCCGCCTCTTGTAGCTGTAGGCGGCCTTGCGGGTTGTCATGTTGGTTATTCTTCCTTAGTCTCTGCAGGGATAAACATGAGACGCACAAAGGCTTTAAGGGGGAACTCCTGACAACGAGAGCAAAAGACATAGCCGTCATCGTTGATGTCAAGATACCCAACACGGTAAGCACGATGACTGCCCGTAAAGTTATCCTTGTATTCCATGTTGTCTGCACTTGCTTCACAAACCATAACATCATAGGTGTCCTCAAGGGCGTCCTCAATATCGCACTCCCCGTTGATGATGTCTTTGACATCGTACCAGACACCCGTAGTGATCTTCTTGAGTTCCTTGGGGAACTCTTCTTCTTCAAGATCCTCACTATAGACTTGGAACTTGTAGGCGTTCAGGATACTGAACAGCTTATTCATATCAGGATCCTTGAAAGTAACAAGAATACGAGAGAGTTCAACAATCATGCGATCAGGAACAGGAATAAGGGCACCGTTATTTACTCTTTCCTCAATAACCTCATTGACCCTTAGGTTAATCATGTTGATAGTGAAACCACTAAGCATGTCGAACTTTTCAGCAATAGCCTTTTCAGTAAGCTTGTACTTGGTCATTTTTATGTTCCTTAATTAGAGATTAGAAGTCAGACGGGTTTTCATCGTCCTCAAGTTCCTCCCACGGTTCCTTAGAGGGAGCCTCATAGCCCTCCCCTTCATCACCGAAACCATAGGATTCTGCAGTACCACCACCAGAGAATTCATTGAGCTGAATCACCTGAATGGCCACAGGGCGGAGCGAGAGGCCGCAAGTCTTGGTAGTCGGGAGGTAGTACGGACGAACAGAGAAGTTAACCTTGATGACAGAGTCACGACCAATGTTAGCCGCTTCCATGGGCTTGCCACGGGAGTCAAACTGCGGGAGCTTGATGTTAATCTTTTCACCGTTCTTCTTGGTGATCTTGGCCTTCTGCTTGAACTTCAAGACAATACGGCCTTCTTCGTCATTCTCGTAGATGTCAGACATGATAACCTTGCGACCCTTGGCAACAGCCTTAGCAACTTCCTCATCGTTGTCATAGAAATCTTCAAGCGTTTCCTGAAGCTTTGCGATCAGCTTGCCAGTGGCTTCGTTATCGTCCATAGCAAGATTTACCTTGTAGTCACCATCAGGGTTGAACTTGGTGTCAGGATCCTTAAGGTACGGATACTGTGCATAGCCCTTGGGGGTGGTGAGTCGAATATCGTTCATAGTATGTGTTTCCTTTGTGTGTACTTGGGATGTCAATCCCTTCTTGAGAGATCCTTCTCTCTACTAGCGTACACAATTGATTTTGTTGATTTTGTTAGCTTAGATATGAAAGTAGAGAGGAGAACCCTAAGGCTCTTCTCTCTACTAGCGTACATTAATTGGGTTTAGTTATAGTGTACTAACTAAATGCGTACATAGACTCTTTAGCACATTCAAGGTCGAGGTCACCCTTAGTAGGCACTTCAGGGAGATCCTTGAGCATCTTAGGAGACAGGAGGTTGCAAATATGATCATGGAGATCCTGCAAAACATCGTTCTCCGTGTAGGTACTTACAAAGACTTCTCGAACAGTTGTAAACATGATAGAGCCATGACCTGCGGGTACACCATAGGAGTCGTGAATCATGGCAAAAGCATTAACACCCTTGTCAACACATGCACAGACAGTAAGCATCAAGTGAGAAGCGTCCATGCTGTGAACAAAGTTAGGTGCAATACCCTGCTTCTGCTTTCGACTGTCAATCTCTCCTGTAGGTTCCATAAGGTTAGGACGGAAGAACGCACCCTCTTGAACATCCTCAGATTCACCAGAGGTTGTGTCAAAAATCTTGATAGACCCAGAGAGGACAGACTTGAGACGCTTGATCTTCATCTTGGGGTACTTCTGCTTTACAGGGAAACCTGCAGGGGTAATCCAAGTAGTAGGAAGATTTTTACCTTCAATGTTCTTGTCCTTTGCAAGGAGTCCCGAGGCAGTCTGGAGCCATTCCATGGCCTCAACAGCCTTGACCACGACACCCTTCAGGGAATCCCAGATAAGACCTGCCATATAACGAGCAGACTGGGAGGGTTTTGAGAAAGACAAAGGCTTATGAGCAAGAGCAGGATAAATGGTATCCTCAAGGATCTGGTCTGCAAAACCGAACTTACTAGCACCATAGCACAGAGTCATCGTAGGACGCTTAGTGACACTACGGGAAACCCCATGATCGAGCCATTCCTTGGCAAGGCTCTTGGTGCCCTTCTTAAGGTAGCTAGAGCCATCCTCAAGGGTTTCCATAGTGTCCCCTGTGCCTTCCTGCAGGTCCCTCTTAAGGATCTCCCTTACCTTCTCCGCAACGATGCCGTAAATGTCATGTACATGATCATCAGGCTTGAGGTTGACGGCTTCCCCACCAACAGAGTCACGAAGCATAGCAGAGAAGTGTTGCAAGCCAGAGCAGGAGCCGTCAAAGGCTACAGCAAGCCTAGACTTGAAGGATTCCCCGATTTTGAGGTACTCGTTCCACTCGAAACAGAATGCAAGGAATTCCCAAGGGCTATCCGCCTCAGTCCATTGCAGATTATCCAGAGGTTTCTCTGCAATGCTCACAATCATGTCGGAGTTGGTATAGACCCACGCAATACGCTCCTCAAAGGGCTTTTTATCAAGACCCCACATGTTGGCACCTTGAAAGGCAAGCCACGTATGGCCATCCTTACCTAATTCAACACCTTCGGAGAACTCAAGCATTGATTTCATAAAGTCATTGCCTTGAGGGTGAATCAGAGTCACAGGATAGACACGCCCACGGAAATCAAGGTTATGCGGGAAATAAATCGCTTCATCATCCTTGAAGTCGTTGGCAAGCTTGAGGATACAGTTGACTAGGATCCTCTTGGCCTTACGCTTATTGTCCTCCTGATAGTAGTGCGTCATAGCCTGCCTCCACTCGCGTTGTACGGCTTCGTCGGTATCTGCCTCAATAGGACGCACAGGAGGCTCCGCGGGATTCTCCGTAGGCATCTCTAGAGCCTCAGGGATGTGCTCCCAAGAGCATACGGCGTTAGCTACTTCAAGCACCTTAGAGTTGATATGCCACGCAGTGTTCTGAATAGCATTTACAGCCTTGTAAACGTTCGGCATGTCAACATCGGAATACAGAGCATCACAATCTCTAGCAGACATACGAACAAGCTGTAAGGGTTTCTTGAGGTTGATGTAGTACCCACCATCAAACGGATTAGTCCAGGGCTTCGGAGGGATAACCATGGGGCGGTGTTCCATCATGAGATCTGCGAGGTAGGTGTCTTGATGTTCAATGTACGTAGCAATCTCATCATCAAGTTCAACGGAATACTGAATGTTCCCATTAACGAAGTTTTTGACGATATGAATGAGCTTAGTATGGACTGCGAACAGTTCAACCATTTTCATACCGACAATACATTTCTCAGTGCTACCCCACTTGTCCCACAGCTTGAGCCGGCCTTCCTCTGCCAAATACTTCTCCTTCTGAATGGCGTATCTCTTTTTAAACTGAAAGGCGATACGCTTATCCATGCCGGCCTTAAACGATTGGACTTCCCTAGGGGACATAGAGGAAAGGACAGCGTTAAACCTTACTTCGTCCTCAATGGCTTCGCCTACTTTCATCGAAAGATGGGTGAGGCCGACACGAGACATGGAATTAGACAGGATAGTTTTAGACACGATAAAGGCAATTTCATCTGCCTTCAGGGTGTTGATAAGAGTAGCCGCAGTGTGCTTTCTACCGCTCTTGCCGTTATTGACTTTATCAAACCAGTCCTGCAAGCCCTTAGCCATAGCGGGAATAGATTCAGACAAAAGAATTTTAGCAGTACCGATGTTGGTAAGGTTATTGTCTGCAATGGCCTTATTTCTCTTAGACATGAAAGCGTTAAATGCGTTATCTTTGCTTTCAAGTTCTAAGGCTACTTCGCGGTCTACCCTATGTTTCCCATAGGTAAGACACAAGTCATCGTAGGAGTTCTCATCAATAGAGAACTTATCCATGTTTTCATAGTAAGACATAGGGGATACCTTTAGTAAGTCTTTAGTAAGTCTTTATAAGGTTATATAAAGATAATTGTTATAGGTGTTAATGTAAGAGTACCTAGGTTAACACTGTTAGTTAACCTTAGGTATCTCTCTACTCTCTCTACTAGCGTACACTAATTGGAAGCTCCTTAAGGGTACACTAAGCGTTAGTCTATCTTATTTGATCTTTCCACCATGTTGGTAGTTGTGGAGCCACTGAGAATAGACAAGAAATTTGGTTTTGTCTTTCTCCGCAGATTCGCCCGCTTTCCTGCCTGCCCTGAAGGCATACTTGATAGCATTTCCCTTTAGAAACCCTTTGAACTCCTCAGGCGTTAGGATAGATTGCATGAGTTCAATAGGTTCCACCGCACCGTGATAATGCACGGCCTCCTCAGGAGTTCCCTCTGCAGGTGTCTTTTTATTTTCATCCATATTTAATGCCTTCCAAAATGAAAGTTTATGTAGTTAATAATAGATTCCGATAAGCTTGCAAAACATTACTAATGCGGGGAAAAGTCCCAGAATGATTGCAATTCCAATGAATACAATCAGGTATTCTTTAAGATTAAGCATTCTTTTCAATCTCCTTAATATGGTTATTCCACATGGACAGAATTGCATTCATAACACTGCCTTGCATGGATGCCACACCGACAAGAATCATGGCTCCGCCTTTAGTGTACTTGCAGATCCTGCCTACGACTTCCTCACTTCCTTGATACATACCCGAAATACTCCTATTTGATTCAGGGGGTCCCTCGGGAGAGGCCGAAGCCCCTCCTCTAGGACTCGTTAGAGATTGTACCACACAATCCCGAGGGTTGCAAGGGTCACCATCAGATTGATCGCGACCATCGTGCCCACCGTCTTGAGGGTGTCCAGAAGATCGGAGGTGTCATCCTGTTCGACCGGGGCCTCAACCTTAGAGGCTTCAGCGGCACGCATCTCGGCAACGTCCTTGCGGAAGTTCGTGAGGGCCTCATTCGCCTTGCTAACCTCGGAGAGCATCTCGTGGAGCACATTGAGGATGATGGAGGTGGAGAAGGACTCAACACGACCACCACGGGCACTGCGGGCGGTGATGGATTCGAGGCGACCATTCAGGAACTCCACGAGGAAGTAGCGGGAAACCTGATGGGCACGCCTACGATCAGTGTAGACATAGGTGACCTGAACACGACCGTGACCGCGATCACGAACGCAGAAGTTACGGGCGGTGTTACCCGAAGGCAGAGAAACGATATTGTCAAACCGCATCATCATGGTGTGTCTCCTTAATACTGAGTAAATCAACATTGCTAGATTGTCTAGCCATTGACTGCATCATAGCACAGTCATTTTGGATTGTAAAGAGAAACACTGTAGAAATTTTCTTTTGTGTCTCTGCTAGCGGGCTAGCATTCTTTATATAGGCAGAGAGCTACCACAGCTAGCACAGCTAGGCAATAGGCAGGGTTTGGGTGACGCCTATACAGCATAGCGGTGTGATGAGGTGTACCACAGGGCAACCCACAGATCATATGCCATATGTCGACAAGTGCCCAAAGCGCCCCACAGTTAACCCAATGCACCCCAAAGGCACCACCTTCGGCTCAAACCTTGCAACACGGCGGGAAATCGGCGGCTGTCGTTCAAACGCGATGCGTGAGGCGGTCATGAGGTGCCCCCACGGGGGTAACGCACGCGATCTTTTATTAATGTGAGGGTTCATAAATTTGCTCCATTTTTTCAATCGGGGGTTATCCACAGGACACCACAGGTTATCCACAGGCTTATCCACAGGAATCGAAAAAAAAGCCCCAGACAATCCACCGAGGGAGAGTCTAGGGCTATTACGTGACACACTATGGAAATCTTAAAGGGTAGAGTCAAAGACTCTATAAGGAACTCACAAGAGTCCTTAAGACAGCATCAATCATACTTAAGTCACCATTCATCAATGACATGATAAATAGGACAATGATGATGATTATCTTTATGGTGATAAACACCTTGCTAGTTGTACTAGCCTTGTTCTTAGTCCAATTCATCTATGTTCTTATTATTATTATAATTGTTAATGATGTTCACCCCTATAAGGGATCTGTAGGACTCCTATAAGGGAACCCTAGGATCCCCATAAGGGAACTATAGTACACCTATAAGGGACTATAGTATACTGATACCTGATACCTTGATATATTGTCTTTAGAGGAGAGCTAGTGCATGAGCTACATACACCTATATATAACCTTTCTCACCCCCTACTAGGAGAGTACACTAATTAAAAAAGTGGTATGTCGTCATTTAAAGGTACATTAATTACCCAAAGACTACCACTAAATATAACTATAGGGTATTATTTAGGTATCATTTATCAGTATTTCTACTTAAGTTTGTACCCTGAAGTCTCTCTTTTGATGCCTTTAGTAGTGTTTCTAGAGCCAGTCTTAGTGTCTTCAGTAACGAGTATTCCACCGGTACCTACACGGCTAGTCACGAATCCATAGAAAGACTCCATAGACTCCTCTAACCACTCTTCAGTAAGTTCCTCAATTCCAGTGTCTGCATCGACACCCATGAAGTCCACAAGGTATTTAACTCCGATTGCCAGAGCATCCAGACGGTCATCATGAACAAGGGCGCCCCTGTCAGTAGTGATACGAGTAAGCTGATAAAAGCAAGCATATTTGTAATCCGATTCAGGGACTGTAGAGAAGTCATTCCTGATACATTCAGGGGAGACACACATCTTATGGTTAGAGATTACGGGTTCCAACGTATCAATAATCCTAAGCTCCTTCTGACCTGAGGATTTGACTTCAGTAATCCCACATTTATCATAGGTCTTCTTAAGTACAGGTTCAAACAGTTTGATGTACATGCCATCACCAAAGTTACCTTCGATGACTACTTCATTGACACTGTACTTCTTAGCAATCTTAGCTAGTTTGTTAAGCACCACATCGGAGTATCCTCCTAACAGTCCACCTACTTCCATGACGTAGATGAATCCATTAAGGTAATACAAGACAGCATAGCCTGTTTCGTCCTTGCCTCTACCTGAAGGGTCAATACACATCATCTTATAGGCATAAGGTTGAATCTCACCTGAGGCAGTATGATAGTAGAAGTATGAGTCACCCTTAAGTCCCATCACAGGAGCTTCACTCACAGGAACACGTTTAGAGGGCTCTGGGAGCCACGTAAGCTTCATCGGAGCCTCGTCTAAGGGGAACATACCTACAAGCAGGTCACGAAGCCTCAGAGGGTATTTATCAGCGTCTGAGAGGGTCGTATCAAGCATGAACTGAAGGGCAAAGCCTGCCTTTCTATAGGACAGCTCACGCTTCTGTAAGTCCTCTTCAGAGAATCTCAAGGGGTCTGTAGGTTTACCTGCCCATCTCTTAGGATTCTCATCATACTTGTTAGCAATGATATTAGCCAGTCTATCACCATAGGAAGCTCTGTGAGCGTCATCATAGGGATATCTGGCAGGGTAGATCACAGCAGTGTAACCACGCTCCTGTAGCTCGTTATAGAGACTCATCTCATTCTGAGGAGTCCCTAGGTAAATAATCTTCTTACCTTCACCAGGCTTAAGGACAGCATCGAATTCCTTAACGAGTTCAAAGAGTTGGTCTCTAAGAACCTGAGTAAAGGAGTTACTAGGCACCTCAACGTCGTCCGCAACGATAATGTCAGCACGAGAACCCGTAAGCTGACCCTTAATACCAACAGACTTAACTGAAGGCGAATGGTCGGGTTTAGCAGGGCCAACATCAAAAAGGTTCTGAGTGTCTCTCTGACCTTCACGAGCCTTCAGGTGATCCAAGAAAGGGAGTTCATTAATGATCTTCTTAATGAAGGTAGCATTAGCGTCAGCTCTTTCCTTATTAGCTGAGACAACCATAATCTTAGTCTGAGGGTCTCTCCAAAGACACCAAACCACGTAGGCACACGTAATGAATGACTTAGCTACCCCTCGGAAACCCATAAGGATCATACGGTCATTAGGGGGATCTTGGAGTAGCTTTGCAATGTCTGCCTGCAACGGCGTAGGAGACGGAAGCCCAATAGCCCGCCACACAAGAGCAGTAAAGAGAGGAAAACTCTCGAAATAGGGCTTTAAAAGCTTAACATCAGGAGTGCTCAATCTGTTCCTCCATATACTTAAGGATCTTCTTGAGTTCGTCAATAGACACATCACTCTTGAGGCGGTTAGCTCTACTAGAAATCCATCTCACGTTACCTTTAACGTAGCCCTTGCTAGGGATAAGACGGTCAAGCTCTGCCTTGCAGTCTTCTTTAGCACCTCCCAAATGGATAGCACACCCGAAAACTGGGCAGATACCTGTAAACAATTCCTCAAGGTACGCTTCATCTAAATCCCAAGGAATGCCTGCCTTAATCACGGCTTTCTTCTTATTCTGAATGAAATACTTAAAGTAATTCGTTTCTTTAAGGCTGTCCCTATAGACTTTCATAGAGGCAATCTCTTTATCTCTATTCTTGTGATAGCGTTCTCTTTCTTTAGCTCTACTGGCTTCTACATCCTTAGAGCGTCTTTCTGATTCTGCTTTTTGCTTACACTCCTTACACTCAGGTCTGTACCCAGTCCCATTTTTGTAGAACATACTCAATGGCAATTCTCTGCCACAGTCTCTACACACTTTAGTTGATGCTTGAGCCATAGTCCTCCTCAAATCTCTGCTTAGTAGCCTTCAGGAGTCTGCTAAGGGCATTCTCGTCTCCATCACCTGCCTTAGGGATGCAGTTAATACCATTACGTTCAAGCTCCTTAATGATGGCATTGTAGAGCTGTGGGGATCTCTTCTCAGGGTTGTTAAGGTCTTCAAGCATATTGTTAAGCAACTCATTCTGCAGGTTGCCCAAAAGTTCTTCAAGATCGTTGTAATTCATTTCTTTCTCTTCTTCTCTAACCAAGGGTCTATCCAGTGTTTCTTAATCATTGTGCAAATACCTACGAAGGTATAGACAATAGTAACTATGTAGACCCAATCACTTAAGGGTAAACCTAGGAATGCCGCACTAGACACTGCTAATGATGGAGTGATCTGTGCGATATTCTCTAGGATGTTGTTCTGTTCATCAGCCACGCTGTTCCTCAGCCACGCTTCATCAACTTCTCAAAGTTAGCCTTCTTAAAGTGATCACCCTTAAGGAGCTTACCATCTTCCCTATAGGTTGCACAGAAGTTACCTTCGTCATCCCACAGCTTGCTAGAATACTCCTTGATAAGCTCATTCATACCTGCCTCAATGTCATAGCTACAGGCATTAGCATACTGAACACAAACCCAAATGAGGTCGCAAAGTTCCTTAAAGTCCTCATGGGTATTAGAATCCTCATCAAGGAGTTCATTGAACTCTTCACTGATGCACTTGCGATAAATAAGCTTAAGATCCGACTGGTCTCCCGAGTGGGTAATCTTGAACAAAACCTTCAGCTTCTCCTGAAGATCTCCAATAGACACGTTGGTTACTCGATCCATAGTATTTTCCATTACATTTCTTCCTTTCAATAAACGGTTCTGTGATCAGCACATCCACATACTTAAGGAGTGCTAGATCTTTAATTTGTTCGTACTTTCTACCTGTCCACAACCAAATGGTCTTGGTAGGACACAACTGCTTCACCATAGCTACTATATAGCTCACTGTGGGAATGTTATATGCCTCCAAGGGGTCACCCCCAAGGATGCTTAGTCCATCGATCCAAGGGCTTCTGAGAGCCTCTAAGAGGGTATCCATAGTCTCCTCAGTGAACTCCTTACCATAGTTCTTATCCCAAGCATCCTTGTTGAAACACCCCTTGCAATGGAGAGAGCATCCTGAGACAAACAAGGATACTCTCAGTCCATCACCATTGGTTGAATCACAGGTATTCAAACCTGAATAATTCATTAGCCTTTTCCTTCTAAGCAGTCTACAATAGTTTTGTAGCATAATAGGCAAACAAATATCACTAGACCTACTGCGCACACATTAAGCCCCAGTAGGCATAGGATTATAGCGCTTTGAACTAGCAATTCAATCACATGCTCTTCCTGTCTTTGATCTCTGCCATCTTGGCGTCATTCATTCGGGTCTTTCCATTGACATTACTGTAACCCAAGTACCCACAAACACGAGAAATAATAGAGAGGCTGTGAGACCCACAATGAGGACAGGTGTTACCAACATTAGTGCTATGCCTGCCACAATCCTCGCAATAAGCCGCATCAAAGTTGACACCTTGGTAGAAACCCATCGACATGCCTCTCTGAACAAGGGCTTTAACTGCATTGACATTATCAGGGTTATCCACTCGTACATACTGAATGTGACCCCCATTACACTTGTGAAAAAGTTCATATTCCTTATTCTGCTTCTCAAAAGGGGTTACATCTTCACTAACGTGGAGGTGAAAGGAGTTCGTGAAGTAATCTCCGAAGCGATTGTCTCCTGTATATTCATGGTATTGTCTAGCTTGAGTCCCACACAGAGATTCTGCAGGAGTACCATAAAGAGCATAAAGGTAACCATCTTCTTTTTTAAATTCCTCAATCTTTTCGTTAATAAAATCGACAACAGTATTAGCAAAGTAGCTAGACTCTTTCAAAGTCTTGCCAGTAGCTAGGATAGACAACTCATTCAATGCAGTGATTCCAAAGGATGCAGTCATGTATTCTACAAGATCCCCAATCTCATCATCAGGATTCAAGTAGCCATTGTAAAGACCACCCTGAGTGAAACACATGGGATTAGTACAAGCCTTAGTGTGACGGATCATGTCGTAACGTTTCTTAAGGAACTCACGGATGACCTGCATTCTATCCTCAAGCACAACAAAGAAGTCTTCACCTTCATTCTCAGCAACCTTCCAAATCAACGGAAGATTAAGAGAAACAGCACCAATGTTACAACGACCGATAGTAATGGCTTCGTTTGTCTTAGGGTCATGCCACTCAGTGAGATATGCACGGCAACCCATAGGACTCGTGATAGCACCAGTACGCTGGTAGATATCGCCCACCTTGCCATGGTTCAAGCTAAGGTAGTCAGGGTACATACACTTACTAGAACATTCCACAGCCTTATGGAAGAGTTCCTCATGATCCTCATCAGCTTCAATCTTATCTTCATCATAGAGGAAGACGAGCTTGGGGAAGACAACTTGCTTACCACCATGGCCCTTCATACGGGTATCGAGGATAACTTCACCGATCAGCTTCATGATGTCTCTGTCAATATCATCCATCATGATGTCCCAAGTACCAAAAGTAAGCGTAGTAAACGCAAAGTCACCACGAGAACACGGGACAGTATTCAACTTCAACTCAAGAGACTGGAATCCCTGCTCAAGTTCACGCTTGAGATCCCCCATAGCCATTACATAGGATTCATTATACTCCATATTGCATTGTTCGAAATACTTCCTAAAGGCGTTATCGTAGGTCTTCTCAGCATACGGAAGGAGAACCTTGTCGATTTCTGCAATGGTAAAGCCACCGAACTGCTGTGCAGTAGCAACAAGCGTGATGTCACCGATTACCTGAAGGGCACTGAGAACACTCGTAGGTTCCGTGTACTTCACATTGGACATCTCAAAGCCATCCCTCAACACGGTTCCCATGTCAAAGAGACAGCAATTAAAGCTACCGAAGATCATGTCTCTCAGATCATGGATGTAGATGTCACCTCTCTTAACAAGCTCCTTCTCTTCCTTAGAGAGATAGAACTGCTTGTACAATTCCTTGGTCAGATACCCCTTGATAAGAGAGCCCTTAGTAGAGATAAGAGAGCTATCAAAGTTAGCATTTTCTCTGTCTCCCAAGAGAAGCACCGTATCGGCTTCACTCTTGACAGACTCAAAGGCTTTAGCGTAGGTGTTCTTGTAATCTCGATACTCCTGATAAGCCTTACCAACTTCAGGGAGGTATCTGTTGAGGGCATCAATAACATACCCATGGAGAGCTTCAGCAGTCACTTCAGTCTTCTTAAAGAGGATACCCTCAATGTACCCTTCGATTTGCCAAAGTCTCCATTCAGGATACTTAGCATTAGCTCTCTTGGTAGCCTTATCAATAGCTACCTTGATCTTGTCAAAGCACCAATCTTCACGAGTGCCATCTTTCTTAATAACGTTGATTTCCATAGTGTGTTTAGTTAGTTAGTGATTCCTTTGTATGGATTAGCAATCTGTTAGATAGGTTCAGTAGTCCTACGGTAATTACTGTGCGTAAGTCCTTTAGGACTACTGAAACCCCCGAATTACTTGCTCTTCTCAATGCTAATGAGATAGTACAAAGCCTTTAGAGCATCCTTATAGGCTCGGATGTCTCCCTCGGTATGATAAGACTCCTTGTTATGCTTCTCAATAGATTCAAGAAGTTTATGCTTAGCCATCATAAAAACATTATCTTCCCACTTTTCATCAATCATCTTTGTATTTCTCCATAATATTAATTAGTGCTTCACCATCGGACTTATCAAACTTAAACCCGAGGTATTCAACAGTACCGCTCTTATCGAAGGCACTGTTGATAAAATCCTTAGCAACATCAATGTCGAGTCTGTTGCTTTCATCGACGATACCCACCTGCTTGAGCATAGGCAGATACTTACCGATGAGGGTATCTGCCTGATGCAGGACAAGGAACGTACCCCCTCCAAGAATCCACTTCATCGTGGAGGGGGCACTGGGCATCAGTCGAGTATCTACGAACTCAGGGAGAACCTGAGAGACCTTACTCAAACTGATCTTCATAAGCTACTACCTTATGCCGCAGGCGTAGTCGTGGGAGCAACCCAAGAGTTATACTGGGGCATGGGTGCAGGGCAAATAGCAGACATCGGAACAATGGTCTTGGTAATGTTGTTCATAGTACCCATCATACCTGCAATGGTCTGGTCAAGGCAACCGAACTTCGCCTGAGTCGTAAGGGCAAGCTCATTAACCTTACCAAGAACAATCTGTTCTCGAAGCTCCTGCTTTTCGCAACAGCACTTAAGCTCCGCCTGAAGCTTAGCAAGCTCAACACGGTTGTTAGCCGCTTCATCAGACAGAGGCTTAAGATATGCAAAGGTTTCATCACGGAGCCTACGGTTGTCCGTAAGAGACTGCATATAGACTTCCTTAGCGTTCTTATCAGAGTAGTTCTCAGCCTTCAGCTGACTGTTCTCTGCCTGAAGAGCAGACACCACATTCTGATTACCACCGCCAAGGAGGCCACCAAGGAGACCATTGCCATTATTAGAGCTATTAAGAACACCCAGAGCAAGACCTGCAATACCAGTACCGAGACCTGCACCAGCAACACCCTTAGAAGCAAATTCAGCCATAATTAAATCCTTTCTAGCATTAAGCTAGTGTTAATAGTTTAGTAGCTTAGGTTAAACTAGAATGCTCTAAGGCTATAGCTACTGAAAAGCCTAGCATTCTGAGAGGTAATTTATAGTGCACCTCTCGTAGCACTATAGCAAACTACACTAGCGATATACTAGCGGACTGTGTTCTGTCCGCTATATAGAGGACATCCACCACAATTGATGGTGCCCGACTAATCCCTTCGCGGGATGGGTACGCAGTTAAATTGGAGGTGGAAAGTAGCGTCCCCTCGTCGTAGTTGATGTTGATACTTGCAGTTAGGTCTATCTCGGAGAACTTGAATGTCGTCTCACCAGTGTGCCTTACATAAAAAGGTTCCCCAGAAGAAAGCGCACCAGATACGCTTGGCATAAATAGCACATCTGGTGATATATAGATAGATAACACAGGTTCTAAATCTGTACTTCCCGCCATAAGAAGCTCCTTATTAAGCATAAAGAGCCTCCTTAGAGATCATCCTGCGAATCCTAACTCTAGATATGCCTCGCTTTGAAACACTGTGATTGTTATTTCGTGTCCGCTGTAGCGTTCTGTTATACACCCATTTTCGTGTATGCTCGTGTAGACTCCTCCAGTGTGTGTAAGTAGTAGGGTACTCTTTGGAGGTATTCGAATCGTTACAATATCCGTACTCGGATTTCCTTCCCAAAGAGTACGCGGCAGATCGGTTTGATCCTCTAGGTATAGATCTATATAGGAGTCCCCTGTGAACTTGAATCGTAGAGTCCACAACTCCTCTGCGTCGCCCATCATCAGAAGTTCCTTGTTCAGCATCTTGAGCCTCCCAAGGAGCTTCTTCTACATAGTACCCTATTCCTAGATCGGTTTGAGTGTCTTTTGATCCGAGTACCCGTCGGGGGGGGGTCGAAGGTTAGATACACGGTTTGACCGACTTTTACCGCGAATCTAAAAGGATCCCCAGAAATGGATTCCCCTGAGCTAATTGGGGAGTCCTGATACCCAGAAACGTAAACCGTAACATCAACGCTTCTGTCCGTCATCGAACACTTAGTGCGGTTATCCTTATTATCGTACCTGAGTTCGTTTAGGTACGTATAATTGCCCCAAAATGGCCTTGGTTCTAACCAACCAAAATACCCAAGGCCATAACCATAATAAAGATGGCTACTGCTTACACGGTAGCTGGCAACTGTAAGCGCAACAGGTTGTTGCCCCCCAGTATTACCCATAAGCAACTCTTTATTGAACATATTACATCCCCACCTTAGCAAGACCAACAGTAGCCAAACCCTTGGATCTACTAAGGGCAGACGGAAGGGAAGGCCACTGTACATTCCTAGGGAATCCACTCTGAAGCGTAATATCCCTAAGATCCTGTCTGTACTGCTTCACAGCTTCAATACCGTCAGGGGTACTGGGGTAATCAGGTAGGATGTAGTAGTCCGTACCAGAGATCATAGAGTCTCTCTTTCTACGAACCATGTCCGCCCACTGATCATCCGTCCATTCATCTTCAGGGTTGTATTCTTCTTCGGTGATGTTAAAGCGAGTCTTAAGCTCGTTAGTGAGGTCACCAAAGATCGTGTGATCATTATCCCAAATAGCCTGACGGAGAGTGTACAGACTCGTGTACTTCTTATCTTTATATGTGTATCTAATCATAGTTCATCCCACTGGCCAATAAGTCTACAATCAGTATAACCGCCGTGAAAGAAAAACAGAAACACGGCAGTATCTTTATTAAGGGTGGGGGCGCTGTCCCCAAACCATTCGACACTACCTTTAATAGTGATACTCTTATTAGAGTTAAACACCCAAACAAGTTTAGTAGCTACCTGACCAGCAGAGCTCCTTTCCACAGTGATAGTAGCCGCCTTATCCCCACATTCCATCAGCAATGTGTCACCACTAGAAACACTGAGAGTTGTAGTAGCACCTGCTTTAGTCCACTGCTCGTAGCCCGCAATGGCTCCCCTATTGCCACTCTTAGGGATCAGCGTACTCGTATCTGGGATAGTGGGAAAGTCCGTAATCTGGCTCTTAGTGTGCGTATGTGACGTGTTAGCTTTGCCTGCAAGACCTTGAGTAAGAGCAGTGTTAGTAGCGTAATCACCCTTAGCCTGCTTCTTAGCAAGCTCAGTATCCACATACGTCTTATCAGCTTTACCAGAGATATCCACAGGAGCAGGGATGTCAGACATATTAGCGAGCTTAGTAGTCGTCCCTGCAGTACCACTAAGAACATGCAGATGCTTAGTGTCAGTAGCATACGCTAGGACACCATTGTGTCCTGCATAGCCCTTAATTTGGGCTTCAGTGCCCGTAATTTGTTTTCGTTCCTTAATTGCCATATTAAGAACCTAAATCTCCATAATCAACAAAACCATTGAAGGTCGTAATATCCAACTTCTTAGCAAGACCTGCATTAACAGTAGTCGTATCAGCTTTAGCACTGAGTTTACTGTTCACATCAGTAGTCTTTGCATAAGGGGCTAGGGTCGTAGTAAGATCCGTAATCTGAGACACGGTATGCGTATGACTCGCAGGAGCCTTACCTGCCAACGCAGTATCAAGCCCAGTAATCTGAGCAGTCGTATGAGTATGCGATGCGTTAGCCTTTTTAGCAAGCTCTGCAGTCAGAGTAGCAGTAGTGACATACCCAGAGAGCGTACTATTCAGGTTGGTAATCTCAGCTACAGTATGAGTATGCTTAGTGTTAGCCTTACTAGCAAGCCTCGTCTGAAGCTCATCCTTAGTAGCAAGGCCACTAAGATCTTGCTCAGGAGGAGTACCAGTAATCTCACTGTAAGCAATGCTGTCCTTAGATGCAAGGGCACCAAGCGTAGGCTTGTTCTTGATGAACGCCTTAGACGTACTGTCAGTCTCAGCCCAGTCAGAGTTAATCTGACCACTAGCGGCTTGATCGGCATAACCCTTAGCGAGATCAGCCTGCTTCTTAGCTTCAACCTCAGAAGCCTTAGCGTTAGCCTCAGCGGTCTCAGCGGCCTTCTTATGCTTTTCTGAAAGCTGTGCCCAAGCCTGTGCCCCACTTGAGTGCGTTCTAGCAGTGTTAGCATCCTGCGATGCCTGCGCCTGAGAAGCCGCCGCTTCACTAGCACTGTCAGCCGCATTAGTCTCGCTAGTCTTAGCCGCAGTAGCACTAGCGGATGCACTGGAGGCACTGCTAGAGGCCTTCTGAGCCTCATTAGTAGCCAAGGTAACCTGAGCCTTAGCAAGGTTAACCTGCTTAGCACCCTCAGTCTGTACGGACTGTACAGCGGATGTTTCAGCGTCAGACACCGTCACTACAGCGTTAGTACCTGCATCAGTGACTCTAGCAACCTGCTTGTCACCTTCAGCAGTAACTACAGTAACCTGTTGCTTAGCAATGTTAGCCTGCTCAGTAGCCTTGGTTACCTCAGCTTTAGCTAAGTTAACCTGTTTAGTACCTTCATTAGTAACCTGCTGTACAGCTGATGCAACAGCCTGATTGACTGCCTGACCACCCTCAGTCTTAGCCTTATTAGCATAATACTTAGCAGAGTAATCAGCACCATCAACAGTACCGTCCATCTTGTTAGCCCAGTCCTTAGCAAGACCTGCACTACCTGAGGCACTCACCTCAGAAGCCATAGCACTAGCCTCAGCATTACTAGCATTCTTAGCACTTGCCTCAGCACTCTTAGATGCCTTCTCAGCTCTGATGGTGAGACTGTTAACAGTGTTTACTGCCTCAATAGCAATCTCAAAGTCAGGAGCTAAACCTGCAACAGTACGTACTGATTCGATGTTGTCCGCTACAATCTTGATGTTGCCACCAGTGATTGCAGGCAGAGGGGCACTAGGATCGCCTAAGTCACCAAAGTCCTCAAAGAGTGTATCTGAAAGAGTACCTGAAAGGTCAGTACCAACGATGTTAATCTTATCAATGTTATTTGAGTCAGTAACAACGTGGTTGATATTATCAGCTACGATCTTAATCTCAGAAGCAATAGGAACAACGGCAGTAGCTACTGAGGCAACTGCCTCTTCAGATTTCTTAGCATTAACCTCAGAGTCCTTAGCATTCTTAGCACTGAGAACAGCTTCATCAGCTCTTGCTACAGTGATAGCAGTGTTATCTTTGGTTTCCTTGTGTAGAACCCTATCCTCTGCAATGATCTCTCTAGCTTCCTGAATGATAGCCTGATTCTCAACCTTAACAACATCAGCATGTTCAGAGGCACTTACAGCAATATCCTCAGAAGTCTTAGCGTTTGTCTCAGATAACTTCGCATTCTCTTCGGACTTCTTAGAATTAGTCTCAGCTAAGACAGCTCTATCTCTAGCCTTCTCAGCATCAATCTTAGACTGAATGGTGCCTAAGGCATCAGCCTTATAGATGCCATAGGTCATGGCATCAGAATCAGCTACAGGAGTACCAACGTTAGTGATACGTTTACCCTTAGCGTCCCAGTTACCTTCCTTGTCTTTAATGAGAGCATCATTAATGATGTCTCTAGCTTCTTCAGCAATATGGATGGTTTGCACTGCAGACACATCAAGGTCAGTAGCCTTAAGGACTGAAGCATCTTTAAAAGACACCACACGATCAGTAGCTGACGTATAGCGTCTGATGGTTAGCACCTCTCCTACCTGAGGAGGGACTTTAAGTCTGACTTTGGTTTTGTCTAGAAAGTAATAGTCCTTTGAGGTGTCCCCATAGTCACCACCCTTTAAGATGGTGACACCAAGGGACACTCTTACGAACTTCTTTGCTAGATAATCAAAGGGGACGGTAAAGTCAGTAGTAGCACCGTCACCTGTATAAAAAGCAATAGTAGAAGCCATTAGTAATCTTCATTCATTAAGTTGTAAACACCCCATTTAAAGAAGGGAACATTAGAGAAACTTCTAACAGACTTAGCAAATCTAGTTCTAGCTTGTTCAGCCTGTTTCTCTGTGTAGTCATCACTAATACTAGACATGACCACATCCTTCCCATAGCCGCCAATGTTAGCTAAGGAAGCAACCGTAGAGTATGCAGGGAACATAGCTCTAAGATACTTGTCAGCATCAAAACCCTGATAAGTCTCTGCCTTGTTAGCAAAGTAATCAATATCAGCAGTAGTCTTAACGCTAGGGTTGTAACCTGCAGTAGAAGCTACGAGAGCAGGGAACGCCAAGACAGAAGATCTCATGACACCATTGATACCAACCTGAAAGAGAGTGTCCATAGTGACACCTTCATTCTTGTCATAAGCAATGGTCTGCTTAAGGTACTCTTCTCTCTGTTCTTCAGTCATGCCTGCCATACCAATACAGGTATTAGCCATAGCACCCACAGTACCAAGAGCAGTAGACAAGAAGATGCTGTAAGCCTGACCTAAGGCATCGCCTTCAGCGGCTCTATTCATCATCTTTCTAATTCTCTTGTCATAGGATCTAATAGCAAAGGTCTTGAACTGCAGTAGCATCTGCATGAAAGGATTTCTCTTAGAACCCTCCCAAAGGAAAGTATCGCCGATGGTGTTCTTCTGGATCACTTCATGAGCAACATAGTCACCAAGCCTTCTGAGAGTAGCAAGGCCCATAACGTCACCTGACATGAGATGCTGTAAGTTAGTAATGGAGATAGCACCGTTCTTATCAACAGTAGTGCTTTCTCTAAGGAGCTTAAGCATCTTATCGAAGTTCTCAACAGAGACCCCGTTTCTAGCTAAGGTCTCCTTAGTAAGGAACCCCTTAGGTCTAAGAGACTTGTTGTGTGCATACTGAATGAGTTCACCTAAGAACATCCCCTGTGAACCCTCAACAATAGAGTTCTCAGTAGACTGCAGGAACTTAGTAAAGGGGGATGCCTGTGCCAAAGACTCACTAGCGGCAACCAACATAGCCTTAGCCTTGTTACCTTGGAATCTATGAAGTTGTCTCTCATACGACTCCTGAGCAATGTCTCTGAAGACACCTGCGTTCTTAACAGACAAGCCAAAGATAAGTGACTGAGCATGACGCACATCAGCATTAGACATACCGTTCTTAGTCCAGTTATCAAAGAGCTCTCTGACAAGAGGAGTGTTCCTAAGAATCTGCACAGCACCATAGTGCTTTACAGCTTCACCCTGTTCAAAGATGTTAGCTACACCCATAAGAGCATTCTTAGAAAGGAACGTAAGGTTTCTCACAACATCAGCTACAGCACCAAGCCATGAAGTATTAATGTCAGCTCTACTACCGTACTTACCGTAGATCATATCTGCAGTAAGATTAAAGGCTCTCTGAATCTGTTCCTTCTTGAGACCCTTGCCAACAGACTTGTTCATCTCATCAACAGCAAGCTGATTAAGGTGTTCTCTAAAGGCTTGCTCTGAATCAAAACCAAGACCCTGTACAATGCTATCGCCAGTCTTCTTATTGACATAGGTTCTGACAGCTTCAATAGGATTAGCTCTGAAGTCATCAATACCAACACCACTAGCTCCTCTCTGAGTGGTATCCCAAGGGATTCTAGTGACATTAGGATCATACTTGGCATTACCAGTACCGTAGAGATTAAGAGTGCTAGGATTAGACTGATTCTGGTCTACCCAACCATAAGCATCACTACGAGCATTCTCTCTAACCCACTGATTGATCTCAGCCTGTGAGGGCTTCTCAGGGAGAGGTAAGGGAGCCTTATCATACTTGTAGTTACGAATGGCCGTAGCTTCTTCCTTAGCACCCTTCTTCTGGATGTCACTGACTTCCTTCTTGAGCTTGTCTGTGGACTCCTTAGCTCTAGCTTTGGTCTCCTCAATCTGCTTCTTGTAGCTTTCCTTCTTCTTAGCAATCCTGTCTGAAGCTTCTTGCTTTCTGATCTTTTCCTTCTCAGTGAGTTCAGCAATAGCCTTGTCTTTCTTAGCTTCAGCTTTCTCAAGGTCTTCGTAGGTCTTAGCCTTAGCTACGTTCTTCTTGTAAGCTTCGTTAATTTCATCAAGCTTTGCATTAACCTTCTTGTCAATCTCTGAATGAGCTTTCTTAAGTTCATCAGGAAGGCCGTCAATCTTAGCTTGAATTTCAGATACTCGATTCTTAGCATTGTCCTCAATGTTCCTAATTCTATTAAACCTGTCTGAGGACTTCCTAGAGACTTCCTTACGGATAGTCTTTACCTCATTGACAGTCTCAGGTACAGCCTTCTTTTGGTGCTCTTCAATCTCTTTCTTATTAGCTTCGAGCTTAGGCTTGTAAACCTTGTCATAGTAGTATTGGTCAATCCTAGCTTTAACTACAGGATTGGTTTCGTAGCCCTTAATAAGAGACTCGGCAATCTGATCGGTAAGAGTGTTAACTACATCGCCTCTCTGACCCTTAGTTCCCTGTATAGCTTCAATTCTATCAGACACCTTAATAGGGTCTGCAACTCTCGGGAAGAAGTCCTGTACACCACCTTCGGTAGTATAAGGGGAAATCATATCAAGACATTCTTTCTTGAAGGCTTCAAACTCAGCGTTACCGTCAAGCTTAGTCTTAGCTCCACCAATAGATCTGTAGAAGCAATCCATAACATCAACATCAGAGTAGCCTTCCTTACGGAGGTTACCCACATGATCCCTAGCCTGAACCTCAAAGTTAGTGAGCTTGATCTCTGCATCCCTAAGCTTTTCCTGAGCAGTGATACCATCAAAGGTAGTGGCTACGTAATGGCCTTCAGCATCCTTAGTACCAGAGCCTCTATCAATGAAGATCTTCCTAAAGAGATCTACGGATTCTGAGTTCTGAAGTCTCTTTACGACACCCATAACAGAACCTACAGGAAGCCTTGCTTCAAGGTTCTCTCTAAAGGTGTTAATGGTCTTAGCCGCTTCAGTAGAACCTCCAATGCCATTAAAGACTTCTGAAGGTAATTCTTTACCGCCAAGCTCATAGTCTCTGATGATATTAGCACGTCTAGCGCTATCACCTACATAAGTACCTGCCTTACCCATTCCCTTAAAGGCAAACTCAATACCTGCACCAAACATGCCACCAACAATCATGTCTTCAATAAGGTCATGCTCGGCACCTGAGGTATAGGTTTCCAACTGGTTAGACACAGCACCCAAGACAGCGCCCGTGGCAACTCTACCTGCCATGCCATAAGCACCCACTACAGGTACATAAGACAAAGGATCAGAGACACCACTACCAATAGAGGACATAAAGGATGAGAACATGTCAGCATTAGCTTCAGCCATCTTGTAATCAAGGTACTCGTTATTGACCTTGACACGCATCTTAACGTCATCCATACTGCCCGCACCATTGAGGACAGCTTGGTATCTATCGGAGTCATACCCGACCATCTGAAGGATCTCAGCTCTCTGATTAGCATCAGGCTTAAACTGTTCACCAAAGTAGTCCTGTGAGGCTCTACCCATGTTGATGCTATTGATAAACCAGTTATGAGTCAAGCCAGAGAAGAAGCCGACATCAGGGGCTTCCGTTTGATCCGTAGCAGGATCATAGACATCAGACAAACTAGCCCAACGCTTGCTACGAAAACCCTGACCCAAGAGGGTACTCCTAGAGGTATTCGTTAGAAGCTGACTCTTGACTACATCCCTGTACTGATCGTTAGTGAGATCTTTAACATCAAAAGCCTCAAGAGAACTCTGAACACCTTGATCGTTGGGTTCCTCAGGTTTCTTTACTTCTACTAGTGAACTAGCTTCTGCCTCAGCTATCTGTTCAGGTGTCTTCTGAGGAGGAGCTTTCTTAGCAAACTTATTGTCATCGCCAAGATTGCTAATGTAGTTGTAGGTCTCCTTAGGGAGATCCTCATAGCGACCTTCCATGTATGCAATTCTAGCTTTAGTACCACCATTGTACATAGCCAATGCACCATTGTAGTCACCCTTGGTCATCGCCAAGTTATCCTTCATGATCCTAGCAGAGAGATCAAGGTTCACTGAAGGATCTGTAAGGGTCTTTGGATCAATACCATAACGTTTTGCAGTCTTAGGGTTGATCTGACCAAGACCTACACAATTAGCCTTGGATACTGCATCAGGTCTGAAGCTAGATTCCTGAAAGATTTGTCTGCGAAATCTATCAGGATCTAGCCCGTACTTAGTAGCAGACTGCAAAATAAGATCATCAAACTGTGAAGTGAGGTTGTTATTATCTGCCACTTTTATTCCTTATTTATCGTTGTACTGTTGATCACCGCCAAAGGTAAGACTAGTGTACTTCTCCTGAAGCATTTCCTGTCTTTCAACTCTATTGTAGATTTCATCGCCAATGCTTTCAACAAGGTTTGAAGCTTCAGCTTGATTCATTGAGAAGATAGAGTTACCCGCACGGTCAGCTACAGTAAGCACATTACTAGAGTTGTCAAAACTCAATGTAACATTCTTATCGACATCCTCAAGGTATTTACTCGGAATCTCCTTCTTGATTCTAGCAAGAAGTTCTTTATCAGGTACTGTGAGACCACTCCACCCAGTAAAAAACGAAGACGGAACTGAAGTGCCCATAAGGTTCTTAAAGGACTTATTGTACTCAGCCTCGGCCAAAGCTACAGCTTTCTCAGCAGTCTCACCCATACTTCTAAAAGCAAACGTTAAGGTAGTCACAAAAGCCTTGCCATTGTAGTCAATATCTTTAGAATCCCCTAACATAGGATCTTGAATAGCCTTAATAGCCTTATCTCTGATCTTGGTGATTTCCTTAGTATTACCTTCATCCTTAAGCTTCTGAATCTCAGCCTTACCTCTAATGATGTCTTCGATAGGTCTGCCTGAGTCCAACATGAGAGCCAATGCTCTAGCATCCTCTAAGTTCTTATCAGCACTAGAGCCAACAATGCTACTGAAATTAGAGGGGTCTGCTTTATACACTTCAATCAGGGTTTTTACAGAATCCTTAATTTCCTTAGGGAAAGTCTTACTGGTCATAAACTCCTTAGTGGAGTTATTGAGCCAGTTAAGTGCATCATTGGCCTGATTAGTGAAATGTTTTCTAGCAGGGTTGTCCTTAAACGGAAGGTGTGGATTCTTAGCAATAGCTAACTGATCCTTGAAGGTGATTGCACCAGTATCTACAAGGAACTGATAGGCTGTCTCAATATCCTTGTTAGTAATACCTGCGACATCCTTAGAAACTACAGGTTCACCTCGGGCAACCGACTGTACAAAAGCTCTAGACACTGAAGTCTTTAAAAGCTCATCCTGCTGTTTCTTAAGTGCTATCGCATTCTTCTTAGCATTAGCTATCTGAACCTTTACTGCCGCATCGTAAGCCTTCTCAACGTCCTCGACTTCATCAGTAAGAAGACCACCTGACTCTTCAAACTTAGAGTTTCTAAGAGCAAGCAGTTCTGCCGCCTTACCATTGTTGGCCATAACGTTAAGGCCATTCTGGAAATCCAACTTAGCCTGAGCATCAGAAGCATACCTGAAATTAGCATTCTTAATGACAAGATTCTTATAGCCTTCTTCACCTAAAACCTGACCAAAAGTAACCCCATCAAGGCCGGGGATTTCCCTATCCTTAAGGTCTCTAATAGTCTGACTTGCGTTAGGATTAGCAGAAAGAATCTCCAAGGTAGAAGACACCTTCTTAAGGGTATCATCAGGCTTCTCGTGAGCACCTGTAGTGAGTGTCTGTTCTGCAAACTTACCAACAAGAAGGTCTGCAGAGACATTCTTACTAGAGCTAATAGCGCTAAGTTCAGCGGCACTAGAGATCAAGTCCTGACTTCTCTGATAGGAATCCTCAACAGTCTTCTGTCTCAGCATCATCTTAACACGCTGATTAGGAGAATCTGAGTAAATACCCTTATTGAAGAAGTAGTCATTATCAGCATAACCAAATGCTTTAGATGCACCTGCAGATTGTTCCTTCATGTACCTGAAGAACTCTGCATCAACCTGTTCAGGGGCCATACCCTTGAACTCATTGGCATCTACACGAGCCTGAAAGTCCTGAGCAATATTACTGAAGAGAATCTTACCATGCTTCTGCTTAAGGGCGCTCATAGCAAGAGGGTCATCTTGGAATGGGACTTTACCCTCAGTCATCTGTTGCTTGTACTCTTCAAGGGAGTGAGTCTGAAGGTACTCATCAGCAACACTTTCAGCTAATTCCTTACGTGCCTCATAGACACCCTGAATACCCTTAAAGGCCGCCCCAACAGCACCAAACCAGTCATCAGCTTCTTCAATAGTCTTCTGAGGTTTGATCGTAGGAGCAGTAGCTTTGGATTCCCCTAGCTTTGTCATAGCAGAGTTAAAGTATCTCCACTGCCCCCACTCATTCGCAATAGATGAATTCCCGTCTGAATTTTTATAAGCCATTAGTAATAGTATCCTCTACGTCGTTGAGTCGCTTGTTGTACCATGTTGCCATAGTTAGCAATCTGGTTAAAGAACTTGAGTTGCTTGTCATAGGAATCCCAGTTAGCAACCACCCTGTCCATGAAGCCCATCTTAGATCCCGCAGAAGTTGCCGCATTAGCAGTTGCCACACCTGTGGACGTATTAGAGGTAAGAGCGGCAACACCACCTGCACCTCCTGTAACTTCAAGTGCAGAGACACCACCTGCGACATTGGCTCCAGTAACCGTAGGAGCGGCACTACTGATAGCGTCAACACCTACTTCAGCCGCTAGCATACCACCCGTTTGACCGCCAATAGCGCCACCGACAGCACTAGCGGCACCTGCCGTAGCGGCACCCATAGCGGCACCCATAGCAACACCATTGACAAATTGACCGAAAGCCTGAGAACCATGGATGTAGGATGCACTAAGCTGATCCTTAGCTTGTTCAACTTCAGCCTTAGTAGAGATGTACAGAGCTTCCTTCTGTCCCCTGATGTTCCACACGTCATTGAGATAAGCTTCCTTGTAGGAAGTCACCTGTCTAGCCGTCTGACCCCTAACAGTCTGCATGATCTTTTCTGAAGATCTACCTTCGGTGCCTGTCTCAGCTAACGCGGCTTCAAGCTGAGAGTTATTCTGATATGAATTAAGGGACATCGTAAACAAGTCCACAAGGGCTGAGTCATATCTAGATCTCTCTTGTCTATCAAGAGCCGCTTGGTTATAGTTATAGTTCCTCTGCAGATACTCCATCTGCTTTAGGAAGGCTTTAGTCTTTTGCTTATTCTGTTTGGAGATGCTATTAATTGATGAGCCACCACCGATGACACCACCAATAATAGCGCCCGCAACAATCACGCTACTCATTCTTTAGTAATTCCTCTCTATTAGTTGTTAAGAGAATCCACTCATCAGTAAACTCTTTTTCAGCTTCCTTAACATCCTTAGAGTCAGTCCTAAAACACATCGTGATGTAAGTATCAGTAATAGCCCTAAATGCCTGTCTACGCCCTGCCTCAGCTTTGATAACGTTGTACCCCTCAAGTCTCCCGATGGTATTACCTAAGGTAACATAGCAATCCCCACTAACAATAACAGTAGTAGGGATCTTAACTAGAGCTCCAATAATAGCAACACCTTTAGGGACAAAACAAGTCCTATAGTAAACACCTTCATGAATGAATTGTTCAATTGGAATATCTACTTCATCACAATGTTCAATGGCATACTTAGCCATTTCACAAAGGATGTTATTCTGTTCTGGAGTGAGGGGTAGTAACGTCATACTGCTGAATTCCTTCTAATATAAAGACCTTCCCAACCACCTGAGATAATGTTAAGTGGCTGAGGGACATTTGAGGATACACTAATGGCAACCTCATTGTTAGCATCTTGTACAGGGAACTTAAACTTACCTGTGTACAAGTTATTAGCACCAAGCTTAGTTCTGGATTCACCTAGGTTTCTACCTGTGAATGTATACTTGAAATGCTTGTTCTTGATTTCATTGTTAACGTGACATTCAAAGACACCTGACTTAGAGTAGTTAAACCAATAATACCTAAGCTGTAGTCTCCCTTCGTCTTCCGCAACAACGCCTCCACTGGCTGTGGATTTCTTAATGTTCTGCTTAGACAGGACAGTGTAGAAGTAATAGGAGATACCTACGAAGACACTCTTACCTCTATGGTCACCATAAAGTCTGATCTTGCCTTCAGATTCATCCCAATCCTCAAATTCCCAAACAGAGCCATCCTTATCGACTACATAGTATGAATACTCACCTGTATTCTTGGAAACATACCCATAGACATCCTTAAGTGAGATCTCCGTGTAATCCTCAAAGTCGCTGTATTTAGCATCCTCAGGGATTTTGTATTCAACCTTCCTATCCATAAAGAGTCTTACAGGCTCTTCAGGAAAATCAATAGTGTTGCCAGTAAGCTGTGCCTTATCAAGGAACAGCCCATTAGGAGAGTTAATAAGGAAGTAAATAGTTGAGCCTACAAACTCTGCTAGGACTACCTCAGTACCCTTGTACCCAAAGACCCACTTAAACCAAGCCTGCTGTTCACTTACACCATTCTGCAAGATAAACTTATAGCAGAACACAGTGTTAGGATTTTCAGTATTCACCAACGTAACAACATTCTCAGTTGTATTCCCTGACAACCTAGTGACACCCCTAGGGATATACGTAGGCACATGTGCAGAGACATCTGCAGCATCCTTAAGGTCTGCTACGTCCTGCAATGAGTAATATCTCATGAGAGAGCTATAGTTAACCCTGTCGTTGACAAAGAAGATACTTGGACCGACACTGATAGGCTGAACCACAGGATTGTAGTCAAAGTTAGTGATTTGGTCACACTTAACACTCTTAGGGGTCATGACACCATCACTAGACAAGACGAACTGACCTTCTCTAGAGAAAAGCATAAGCTCTCTAGCAAAGGGGACTGCATGTGTAAGTGTAGCTACTTTGTTAGAAGACACTGAAACGTCAATAGGGTCTGTATCAGCAATTGCGGCTGAGGACTTAAACCAGAAATTAAAGAAGTCGTTGGTTGAACTAAGAATGATAGACTCATCCGCAATTACGCCTAGTCTGTTTCTATAAAAGAAAATATCATTAATACGACGACCAATAAAAGACGGATCAGGATTAGTGTCTTCATTACCAGAGCCTCGGTCTACCCAAGGTAACTTCTTAAGCTTAAAGCTACCGTCAGACTCTCTGACAATGGCATGAGGCATGTTCTTAGGTTCAATCTTATAGGGAATTCTGGGTGCAATAGTTTCCTTCCAAACCTTATGAAGGTCATCCCACTTAACGTAGAAGTCATCATCCTCTGATTTCTTTTCACCAGAGATCTGCATAATGTAACCTTCAGGGGCAATCGGAGGGAGCTTATTCACAGCCGTTACTTTGCCCATGTAGGCGATTGCATTCTGATTACCAAAGCCATCCTTGACGAGTACATTAGGAGGTGTCCATCCAGATTTGGATTGAATGGTAATAATAGAGTCACCAACAAGGCCAATTGTATAGTTGCTAACACTAGCACTCGACCTAGAGTACCCCATAGAAGCTCTACCGCCCACCTGATTAAGGAGATCATCGTAAGTTCCCCCTACGTCAGGGTTATTACCATCAGGCTTCTTACCCGTAGACATTAGCGAATAAAGAGCTCTTGCAATAAATGCCGTTGTGGTCTGAACTGCCTGTTTAGCTTCACCACCGTCAGGAGTAATCACACCACAAATATACTTGCCTTCAATGTAGATAGCATAAGTCTTAGCATACTGTGCATTCTTAATGTAAACAAGAGCAGTGTCGGACTTACCTGAAGGTGAAGTTCCACTTACAGCATCCACAACCTTCTCGGTATTCAAGACAAAGGTGTAGTCAGCAACAGTAACAGCCTTAAGGGATTCCTTTGGGTTATCTGCAGTAATGTATTGCCTATCCTCATCAGTTTCAAAAGAGCAAGATCTAGCGTTACCTTTAAGGTCAAACACTTGGAACTCACCACTATCTAACTGAAGGATGTACTGCTCTGTCTCATCTCTGTTGATGATGTGGTACTTCTTCTTATTGGCATCTACTTTGTCTGATATACGCTTAACGTGGATCGTAGGAGGTCTCTTTTGGAGCCCCTCAACCTCATTAGGGAAACCATTGATAAGCTCAGTAACCTGATCAGGGAATCTGATAATGTCAGGCTGTTGAGAGACACCGCCCTTGAATGAGGGCACACTTTGAGAAACCAAAGGCATACCTTAGCTCCTCTGAATCTGTTGAGAGATAAACGAGTCGCCACTGTAGATATTGTACTCACCAGACATAAGATCATAGTCTACAATGTCTGCATAAGCAGTAGCTTCTTCATACTGAAGTGAAGCATCAATATCAGCACTAGTCAGGTACTTTACCTGAAAGGTTCTTGCGGCTTTCACAGTGATGTACTTACGGAAGACCACAGGAAGCTCTTCGAATGGAAGCTTCTTAACAAGTTCCGTAACAGTAAGACCTTCAGGGAACTCATTGGTATCCGTCTCAAGGTCGAAAAAATAGCCCGATCTGTTAACTAGCTTGTAACCTGAAGAAAACACCCTGATATAATCATGGGCAAACGGTACAAGCCCAGTATCAGAATCGGGCGTAAGATAAACGTTATTAAGAGTATTGAAGCGATAACCCCTAGATTGAACTTCGGTGCTAACTGCACTAAGGATGCGTTTAGCATTCAATACATCCACATTAAGGTCGTCCTCAAGTGAGTTTACAGGACTTGAGCCTACGGACGACAGGATTTCATTTACAGCATCAAGTTCATTACTAGGTGTAATAATCATTACTCTTCCTTATTGTTATTGTTTTTAGGCTTTCTAGCAGGTCTCTTAGTGGGGGTAGCCTTCTCTCCATTAACACGAGCCTTAGGTTCGTCAATAGGGAGACCAAGAGCCTTAGCCTCCTCAAAAGAGAGAGCACTACCCCACTTGCTTAACTGACAGAAGAACGTATTGCTATAAGCCTCGTGGATTCTGTCAAGAGTCATTATTAGACCTGAGCCGTCTCAACAAAGACACCAACGGCTTCGGGACGGAGACCACCGTGACCCATAGCGTACTTAGCAATGATCTGGTCAGCCTGATACTCAG